TCGAAGCGGCTGAGAAGTTCATGAATGTCTCGCTTGGGATCGACTATGAGACACTGAGTGTGCTGAGGAGAATCTCCGAGAAACTTGACACAATTATCGAGGCGAAATGCAGTGATTGAAATCTCTTTCTTCGTGCCCGGTCACCCGAAGCCACAGGGAAGCAAGCGTGGGTTCAATCGCGGCGGGAAGGTAGTGATGGTGGAATCATGTGCAGCGTTACACGATTGGAGATCAGCAGTGTCATATCATGCAGCCAAAGTGCGGCCCGAAAAACTGATCGAGGGGCCCGTGAGAATGAATATCATATTTTCATTACCGAGGCCACGCAGTCACTACAGGACTGGGGCACACTTAAATGAGTTGCGAGCGTCTGCTCCTCAATATCCAATAGGCCACCAAACGGGTGACCTCGATAAACTTACCAGGACTATGTTTGACGCACTTACCGGTGTGATTTATGTCGACGACTCTCAGGTTGTAGTGGCTGATATTAGGAAAGGCTACGGCACTCCTGGGGTGGAAATCAAAATTAAGGAGATGCGACATGACTGACAGAAATATAAATGTAGTAGCAGAAATGGGAATAAATTCATAATGAATCACCTCGATTTATTTAGTGGTATTGGCGGGTTTGCGCTAGCTGCTAAATGGGCTGGATTTACGACTGTCGCATTTTCTGAGGTTGATAAATATGCTTGCAGAGTCCTCAATAAAAACTTCCCCGGAGTTCCCAATCTTGGAGACATTACCAGATCAGGGGAGTGGCCAGACATGGGACCAATCGGCATTCTCACTGGAGGGTTTCCCTGTCAACCGTTTAGTTGTGCCGGGAAGCGCAGAGGCGCGTCGGATGACCGCTTCCTCTGGCCAGCAATGCTCGGAGTGGTGCAGAGATACAAGCCCACTTGGATCATTGGTGAGAATGTGCCTGGAATCATCCCGATGGAACTCGACCGTGTGCTATCTGGACTGGAAGGTCTCGAGTACACCTGCCAAACGCTTGTTATTCCGGCTTGCGCTGTCGATGCTAGACACAGAAGGGATAGGGTGTGGGTTATGGCTCGGAACTCCAACAAAAGCAATGTCTATCAGGAGCAATAAGTGGCAGGGGGTGGCCAAAGCCCTGACACCATCGGAATTTGTGAAGCTATTCCCAACCCCACAAGCGAGCGATACGCACCACCACCACCAATCGACATATGGAGCAGTTTTGAGTCGGGAAGTCGGTGGTCCCCTGAACCCGGAGTGGGTAGAGTGGCTCATGGGATACCCAATCGGGTACACCGATTGTCAGGACTCGGAAATGCAATAGTTCCACAGGTGGCATATGAGTTGATGAGGTTTATTTCAGCAATCGAAAGGATAGAGTTGTGACATGACTGACAGAATTAAAGCGACGTATATGATATTAGAAACAATTTCACGCGATAATTGTGTTGTTATTCAAATTTCAGGATGCCATGATTTAACGTTCGACAAAACATGGAAAACACGCCATGGGGCTCAAGGTGCGGTGAAACGTATCGCGGAGAAGTTGAACCTTGAACTCACCGAGGTGAAGCCATGATTAAATGTACCAAGTGCGGATCATATGCCACTAATATCGGACGTGACGGTAGGGATTACGTAACCGACATTGATCTGTGTGACGTGTGTTACTGGAAAAAACGTGCATATGAAGCAGAGGCGAAGATAAACAAACTAACCAGTCAGGAGGATTTAGCAATGAGACAATTTCCGTGGGTGTCGCCATGTGTGTAACAGTTAAATCAATCATGCGAGAGTGGTTATTGCGTAACGGTTACGATGGCCTTGTGAATGGTGACGCTGAATGTGGGTGCCGCGTGATTGATGGTCTCGATCCATCCCCACGATTTATGGAGTGCATCATGCTTGGAGATACCGGCCAATGTGAGCCTGCGTACCAGCGTGAGCCAACGGAAGTGGAATGTGCGGATGGATATATGTGGATCATGACTACAACCAAACCAGGAGAGGGAGGGGATAATGGGGCTGAGTAGGATTGAGCGTATTCGTAAAGCGAACCCATCCAAAAGAACTGATGTTGGATTCTTACTTAGAGAACGTGATTTTTGCCATGGAGCATGGTTAAAATTGCTTCAACAGAAAAATGATGCTGCTAAATTAGAACGCCATTCCCGTGAACTCGATTTGTTCAAGACACTCGCCGCCGCGATGTTGCCTGTTACGTGGTATAGGGACGGCCAGGTATTAACGAGCAAGGAAATCGATGACCGAGCCCTGTCTGAGGCGCGGCGTATTCTGGATAGAATCAAGGAAGGAAAATGAGCAATCCGACAGTTGGTGAGATCGTAACAAAATTCATGGAGGATTGGTTTTGTGAAATGGACCATTACGGTTTATACAATGAGGAGCGTGAATGTAGTTGTCTCTGGCACGATTTGTTTTGTGATCTACCGCTAGAAATGTGCTTGAAATGCCGCGCCGGGTACAAACATATTGGCCCAGACGGTGACAGCGTTATCAAACCTGAGAGGAGTAAAAAATGACTGATCTGAGTGAAGTTCTAAAAGATGTAACCGAACGGGCAAAAGACTACAAAACGATGCCAGGGAACTTGTTCCCGGAGCCGAAAGGGACACATGTGACGACTACATTTAGGCTTGACACAGATCAGATGAGGGAGTTGGAACTCTGTATCCTCGCTGGAAATGCTATGAGACTGAGCGGGATCGTGACGTTTAGCGAGGCCTGGAATGTTGCCGAGAAGATGCTCGAAAAAGAACCCGCCCGACGTGACGATAACGCGGATCTCCGGGCTGAGATTGACCGCCTATCGTTAATGCTGCTAGAGAAAGATAAGCGGATCGCGGAGCTGGAAAAGCAGGTCCCGAAGGTGCGGCTGAGTGCGAGGATTACGGAATCTGGAGAATATGAAGAGCATCTATTCAGGATACACCTGCTTGGTGAGACCTTCCCCCTTGTTCAGCCCTTCACGGACAGGAAACGGGCTTCCAAATGGTGCGCAGATCGCGGCTTCGAGGTGGTGTCATGAGCCACACCCCAGATCCGTGGGAAGTGATCCGACACGGAGAGGAATACCTTGTTGTTGGGGCCGGATGTGACATCGAGGAAATCGGATCAGGCAGACAACAGCCTATCGCGTTACTGTTTCGATACTCAGCAGAGGATGCCAGGTTGATTGCGTCCGCACCGCGCATGTTCAACGCACTCAGCGCAGCACTATGTGACCTAACGACACGTGGTGAGTTGTCTGAGGCCACAGTTAATATGATTGCAGATGCCCTCACTGAGGCACACGGAAAGAATCTGGAGGTGAAAGCATGACTGACATTCGCAATCATCTATTTATCCGGATTACATACGTTGTAATGACTGGTTATTTCTATAAGTTCAAATTGTATGGTTCCATAGCACAGTCGATTCGAGGCTACAAGAACGCAAGGAAGGCGATTGAAAAGGCTTTGGCCGAGGCTGATGAGTTGCAGATATGGTACGAAAAAATAAGGGTGATCGGGGACCTGGATAAGCCCACAAAAGAGTGGTTAGCGAAATTGCAGCATGAAAGGGGTGAAATATGAAATTCAAACTGGGTAAGCGGACTCGATTCCGTGAGTTGAAGGTTGGTGACTGGTTTGTGACGGGCCGATTCGTCCCGTTGCAAAGCGTTGTGCTTGAACGAATTAAAACGACACGCACTAAACGGAACGCAAGGTTCGCGGCAAACCCAACAGGATACGCTGCTGAGTGGACTCTCGACCCTTCCGTTAAAGTCTATCCAATTGAGGTGGCAGAATGACACTTACGGAATATCAGCAGCGAGCCCACGCGACGGCCATCTACCCGCCTGAACAGGGGCGCATTTACACCGTGTTAGGATTGGTGGGGGAAGCGGGGGAACTTGCGAACAAGGCCAAGAAACTTATTCGCGGGGATGTAGTGAGTCATATTCCCCTCCTGCTCGAATTAGGTGATGTACTCTGGTATGTCGCTGAGTGTGCTACCTCACATGGGTACTCCCTGGAGCAGGTTGCAAAAGAGAACCTTATGAAACTACAGGACCGTGCGGAGCGCGGGGTGATTCAAGGAAGCGGAGATGAGCGATGACTAAATGTAATGATGGCGGTCCAGCCTTTCCGAGGGCGTCAACATGTTCTGCGGATGGGAGCGCAATAGACTGCTGTGAGAATGGCATGTCGTTGCGTGACTGGTTCGCGGGGATGGCGTTACAGGGATTGTTATCGAAACTCCCAGTGGTTGACCAGGCGGGAGAACACGGAATTGTTGTCTCTGACAAGGATAAATACGACCGTGATGTCGCAGATTCGGCTTACGGATTTGCCGATTCCATGCTCGAAGCACGCGATGCGACACAAGCAGAGAGGCATGAGCGGTAATTATAATGGGTAGTGACACTATTACCGCTGAGCACATTGACCAGATGATCAAGAGATTACGTGGTGATGCGCCTTTGTACGAATCATCGACAGTGACCAGGGTGGGATCAGATGAATATTGTGTCGCTGTGAGGCACAGGACACCCAGCGGCGGTAGTGCGGTTGGGATGATGTGGATCGACCGTAGAATGATGCAGGACCTGTTCGCGGCATTGGGGACAGCCCTGCAAGCGGAATATCGACCGGCCAAGGTCGATTCAGATCAAATGAAAATGTGGAGATAGACATGGCGACACAGAATAAACCACTCACAGAGGATCAGGTCCTTCAACTCATGGAGCAGGCATCTTCCCGCTCACCAACGATGCCTCGCAATATGCTCATGAGTCAGGTAAGGGTGCTGTGTGCGCAGTATCTGATACTGTTGAACTCATTGGAGGGAAAACCATGTGTGATAAAATAGGATTTACTATCATATGTGCATCATTTGTTTTAATAGTGTGTATGACTGCTTGTCTTGGCGCATGGCTTGGAGAATATGATCGTTATCGACTGGAACAGATACAATTTACACAATCACAAAACGAAACCATTGCATCATTTCCCGTCGATACTGCTATTGGAGTATGTGTGACATCTGCAACGACGCCACGTAACGGGCGCGAGAACTGGACGCTTTGCTATGTGCAGGTTGACGACACAACTGGATCGCTGTTGATTCAGGGTAATAGCCCGCGCCTTGAGGTATGGGTAGAAGATGAAAATGGGATACGAAAGAGAGCGAGGACCGAATGGGGTAAGCCATGACAGATATTCGATTTACACTCGATAATGCCCTTTATACGCGGCATATCCTCACTGAGTCGTTCAGACAGATCATGCACGATCCTTGCTTAAAGAATGACTTCATTAAGGTCGCAGAGGGAGCGGCGGTACTGGGAGCATGGTACAAGGAATATGTGATTGCTGCTCCTCAAATTGTGCAAGACATTATCAATCAACCAAAGAAAGACTGGCAGAATTGCTGGTGCAAACCTGAGATTGATTTAACCACGCGGAATCATCCAGGGAAAACAGAGGAGAAAACATGATGTACAAGAACGAAGTTACCACGGCGGTTGGAATCCTTGTTGCCATTATTGGCATCCTGACTGGTTTATCGGCATGGCATCTCGCTATGATGCTACTTGGATCTGGGCTTGGGATTGCGCTCATCATGCTTGCCATACGTGCCGCAAACGCCCTCGCCATGTCAATCGAGGAAGAGTTTATGGCAGAACCAGAGGAGGAAGAGAGTGTCTGTGTTAAAGAGGATGATGAAAATGGTGAGCGGGTTGAAGATGATTTCAACCTTGATGAGATTGACGAAAAACTGGACCAGATCCTTGCACTTAGAAAGGAAGTGGGGCGATGATTGAAGATGATGAGCAAGAAGAAGAGGAAGAGGATGATGACAACGAGGTAATCTGTGAACGGTGTGCCGGGTCTGGGGAAGGGGTTACAGGGGAAGGGAATTGCTGTGTCTGCCATGGCAGTGGAGTGATTAAGTACCTCTCAGAAAAGTATAGCTCAGCAGCATGGGATTACGATGATTGCGATAACGACCGAATATGAAAGGAAGGTTTAATCATGAGCTTTGACATGACCCTGAATGTAAAATGTATATGCTGCGGAAAAGACTTATATGGGGAGATACAATTTATGAAACCTAGTCGGCATGAAATCGTTATTAACATAAAGCCATGTGATAACTGCTTGGATGCCGCAAAGGACGAAGGATACTCTAAGGCTAATGAGGAGAACCAACATGGGTGAGTTCAGAATACCTGAAGACCAGATGTTACGCCTTATGCGTTGTATTTTTGCAGCATCGGTAAGCATCGAAACTGGTGGGAAGTCATCCACTGAAACTGATTGGACTATTGCGGGACAAATTCTTTCGTCTGAACCAGAAATGCCGTGGGCACTCGGTAACGGGAGACCTGTCATCATCAATGAGGCACTTAGGGCAGAAAACTACGCCTTAAAGGATGACATTATGGAGATGGAATCACGCATTGCTCAATTATGCACTGAAATCCCGAAGGTGAGGATGAAGGTATCCATTGTGCGTGACATGTTTGTTTTAGGTGATTGGTGGTATGTGGTTACAGTGAGCGAGAGCGTAGTGTATCTCCGTATTTCGTCCAACATGTCTCATGTTGATGCTATCCAGTGGTGTTCGGATCGTGGCTTCGAGGTGGTGGAATGAGCCACAAGCACCCCCGCCTTGACCGCGAGCAAGTGACGCAACTCATGGAAAATTCTGCTAGCAGGACCCGCAGGATTCCCATGCCAACATTTTTCAAGCAGACTGAACTTGTGTGCAGGCAATATCTCGATCTGCTTGAAGTGGTTGAAAAACATTTTCCTGGAGGGTTGAAAAGTGAATAAGTTGATGTTGATTATGTCCATCATCTCCAGCCCAGATGTAGCCAATGCCGATGTTGCCTATCAAGGTAAGGTCAGCTATTTCAATGCAAACTTCAGTTCATCCCTGATTAACGCGGCACAGGCCAGCAAGATCCCTGAACACTATTGTGCTTGCCGCTGGAAAATATCGAACTTGTGCCGCAATCTGAACGTCAAGAACAAGGACTTGAGGGAGACCTTGTTCCGTTCGTACCGCGTTGAAGTCATGAATCCACGTAACGGAAGGAAGATCGAGGTGGTGCCAGTTGATACAGGTCCGGCGCGATGGACAGGGAGGGCAATAGACCTCGATAAAGGGACCCTTGAAGCCCTTGAGTTGAAGACCGATGACAAGGCCATCTTCAAACTGGTCAGGAGGGGCCAATGAGAGGGTACTTCGGGATCGCTGTCTATCAACCCAAAACAGAGGCCAACATCGGGACTCTGTGGAGGTCAGCCTTCAATTACCGGGCAAGTTTTGTCGCCACGGTGGGTAGGAGATATAAGCCGCAAGCAAGCGACACCACGAAAGCCATAAAGCACTTGCCGCTTGTGCATTATAGAGATATTGATGACATGATCGAGCACATTCCTTTCTCTTGCCCACTGGTTGGGGTGGAACTAACCGATGAGGCTCAGCCCGTGAGCACGTTCTGGCATCCACCAAGTTGCTTGTATCTGCTTGGGGCTGAGGATTACGGGTTGCCACCTGAGATACTCAAGAGATGCCATATGGTGATAAAGGTGCCTGGAGCGGCACAATGCTTGAACGTTGCCGTGGCGGGTTCGATTGTGATTTATGACCGGTGGGTTAAAAATCACATGAGTAAACATCATGAGGGTGCGATGGAACCTATTGTCCATAATGATGGCTTTGTTAGAAGGCAATGGTTTGATTCTCAGTTCCTGAACGACCCTCTTTTAGCGGGTGTTCAGTGATTCACTTCGCTTATTCCTTGCCGCAAGAGGGGGGGCGGATGATGGCTCTCGCTGTCCGCTCCCCTTTCACCCTTTCTCTTGTGTACCCATTCTCTGAAGGCCTGCTTCCATTGGCCGTTCAAGGCCGCATGGTGAGGAGATTCCTTTGGGGTGATGTTGAGGTCAGGCTCTTGTGCCCTTACAATCTGGTGACCAGCATAGACCCCTGGCAACGTGCCGCGTTACATCACCCACTCAATCTACTCACGGTTCCGAGAAAGTATCTCTCGCCTGGATCTGAGTTGAGAGGCTTTCATCATGGTTTAGGCTCTGAGTATGCTTTCATTCGTGCCGCAAGGCTTGAAGCAACACAGATATGGGATTCATGTCCAGCCTTTCGCTATGCGGTCCACAAAGCCCTTCATGCTGTCATAGCGGGATGGCCCGAACCAATCTCTATGGCAAAGTCACACAGCCCCTGGAAGGCTTGTATGGCCGGGAGATGCCAGTCTTGGTTAGGGGTGGGATCGTATGACCTGGCCGCCTTCCTCGTTGTCGCTCCCGCTGTAGCCTGTCAGTGTTTACCCGTGGGGCTTTTGTCTGGAGAGATTGAGGAAGTCTTAAAAAGGCTTTGGACAGGGTTCCGGCGGGAGTTGAAACACAAAGCAAAGCCCCATAAAGATCGAGTCTCTACAGGGCTTAGATGGGACGGATTGGAAGCGGTTACTTGTTCGGGTGGGTAATGATATCCCACAGGATTGATACGATTGCTAATGCAATTGAAACAGTTATAGCGTTCATTCACTGCACCGCCTTAGCGCCTTCTCTGCCAGTCGCACAAACTGCAACTGGCAGGGGTTCAACCCGCCATGGTTGCCGGGTAATTTGGCCCAATCCATGACCGCTTCACAGGCCTTCAGTAAATCAGGAGCAGATGATACCAGTTTAGCGTTCCCGAGATCTTCCTCTTCCTCGAATGTGGCGCTCATGCGACAAATAGGGTAGAGGGTTGTTCCGGCTTCCTCTAGCCTCATTCTGCCTTCATCGGCAAAGATACTACCCTCCCCGTTCCCATCTCCCATATGCCACGGACCTTTTGTGTATTTCATGGCTTGATACTTCCTTTCGTAAACTCTTCGGTAACATCCTCGGTGGACAATCCCCACCGTTGTTGTGCGATTTTCAACACGCGAAGACTCTCACAATAACGCAAAGCATGTAGATATTCATTACATGCTTGTGAGCGGTTGAATCGTTGCTCTCTTGATACGCATATCCCAGGAGCAACAACTAGATAATATGGTGATGATGGCATGATTAAATGCCTCCATTGATTGGTTGATGGTGGGGAAGCAACTTAACATCGGCACGGTTGAACGACCATTCAAGCGGTCCATGGCAACGCGGATCAGTGCTTTGATGAAATACTCGATTCCATCCATTTCTCCTCCATCCCATTGTGAGCGGGAACCCGATAAACTCATCATGGTGCTTAGGGTTGCACGCCGGGTCACCGGGCGGATAAATCACTTCAACTGCCTTCCAAGTGCCAAACCAGCCGTGTTCCTGTGGGATCTTGAGTAAAACAACATCACCTTTTCCCAATGTTCTTTTGATTGTCATGGCTTACAGTTCTCCCGTTCCTTGGCGTTTCTTGCACATATCATATCCCAGTATCCACCCAACTCTTGAACGCAAGCATTTTCCGCTGATTCACGCCGTTTCTTCCTGCAGGCGGGGCATTGGCAGTCAATGATTTCATTCCCCTTGCGATAGCAGAACGCTCCCGTGAATGACTTGAAGACAAAGTGTTTGTTCCCGTAAACACACTCCATAATTCACACCTTCCCTTCTGAAAAGTCAGGGGCTAGGATTCCATAGCCACCCCAGTCTTTGTGGCCACAAAAGGTCTTACTCGCCTCTTCCGTGATCTTGAGAGCGTACCCACGCGGGTCACCGTTGATAAAACAGGTGGATCCAGCCGACGGGATGATCTTGATAAGGCGAAGAATCAAGGCTTGCTCTTTTTCTGCATAAACTGAATCCTCAATTTCACCATTACAGCACGCTTCCGCTAGTCGGTGTGCCGTGGTTTCGATCCGATGTAAGCCCTTGCAGAGCTTTACCGGGTCAGTGTCGGGAGGAAGGCTGAAGAATGCTACCAATATCTCCCCGTATTCCTGAATCCGCTGGTACATGCGTTGCTGTTTGGTCATGATTTCTCCTCTCAATTCCGTCACCGTCTTCCCCGCCAACGCGGGGTCACTCAACCACTCCACAGGAACTCCCAGAGCCCCGGCAATCCTCCCCACGCTGGCCTCGGTGGGGATGTTCATTATCTGGGTTACCCTCTCCCTCGAGGCCCCCATGGACCTCGCTAACTCCGCCTGGGTGAGGCCCCTCACACCGAGCAGGAGCCTCACGTTCTCCGCCAACAGGTCACGATTCATCGGGCACCTCCAGCCACCCCAGTTCTATAGCTTTCTCTCTCACCAGGGCGGCAATCAACGCCACCCGGAGACGTGTTGGCACCACGCATGGAAGGGTTGATTTGAGAAACTCCGCGAAGTCGTCCTGAACAATAAAATGACACATAAGTAAGCCATGTGTATCATCCGGTATCTCGTCGATACTGTTAATGATACACGCACTAGCATTGCCCTTGCCCTTGTGTGGAACTCTAACGAGGATAACTGGTCTCATTTCTGTTTCCTCCCTCTCGATTCGCTCACCGTTTTCCCCGCCAACGCAGGGTCTTGTAACTCTGGCATCTAAAATATATGGCCTAATGCAAATTCTCGTCTCAGCCTGCTGATAATCCTATCTGCATCAATTTCACGTCCGGAGATTTCGTTTGCGAAACTATTCCCATCCAAATCAGTTGTCGCATAACACCAGCATCGTCCTATGTACCATATAGTCATTTTCTCTCCATCACTACGAACGATATGCCGTTCGTAGTGTCCATTCCCGTTAGTCATTGTTGTTCTCATGATTTCTCTCCTCTCAACTCCTTCAAATCAGTTCCATAACCGCCCGCGCGGTTGTTTCCAGCCGGTCAAAGTACAGTCGCTGTACTTCGCTTGTTGACTGTCTCAAGAAAATAGCAAGGTCCCGGACAGACACCCCCTTTCCCGCTAAATGTGTAGCGATACCATGCCGGAACATATGTGGAGACACATTGATCCCAATAGCATCCCCCCAGCCATGGACTAGCCTGTTGAGCGTGGAATCATCCATGGGTTTGATATGATTCCCGTTGCGGGCCCTCACCCACCGAGTAGCAAACGTAGCCGGCGGGATGAAAAGGCCTTGTGTTACAGGAAGCCTAGGTTCCAATTCGAGGAGCCTTGACTCAAGAAGTGACAATTCCTTGATAAAACTCTCACGGACTGGAATAGGTACATGAGAACCCTTGTGAAACTTCTCCTCGATACTCACCTGATTGTGAACTCTATCGAGGTCACAACGTCGAATCGAGAGCAACTCCTCCAGCCGCAACCCGCGAAAGTACAACCCTTCCAGAGCGGACCTATGAAGAGGCTTGATAACCTCTGGTAGGCTATCAATGTGTCGTGTGATAGCCTCTATCTCCAGTTCTGTAACCGTTACAATTCGGTCAACATGGCACCTCTCCCTTCTCCCGACCTCAATATGCGGGCAGAATGGGAGAAGTCCTTGTTCCCACGCAAACCGCCCAAGAACCGAGAGGAAACCCATGAGGTGAATCCCATCGGATTGCCCGATTCCGTCCCTTTGGAGGGATTCTCGCAACCTTGAGGCGGTCGTGGTAGGTTCTGACAGGAAGCCTTGAATAAACCTAGCCTCACTGTCATAACCGCAACGTTCAGAAACACGTCTCAAACGGCTTTGATAGGCCACCCTTGTCTTCTCCGATACTCTGGACTCAAGGAAAAGAGTCCAGATATCAGGGGAAGAAGGAGAAATGGGAAGGGGAAGAGTTATGACGTTTGACATTATTCCTCTCGTCGGTAAAGCCAATTTTCTTCCTTTTTAGTAAGATGGCAATCTTCCATCGTAGGTGGAGACACTTTGGCACCACCCCAGTTGCGGATAATTCTCTGTATGCCAGTAGGTATCCCCAGGGAGGGATCATAATTCATAACTGTAATTCCCCACATTCTTGACCCCAAGTAGCACGTTTTTTCACTCAATAATGGTGCCATTATCCTATCTCCATATCCTCAGAATGTACGCAATCCAACCCTTGCGCTTGGGTTTCAATTCCGCTTTGATTGATTTCTTGACTAATGCTAGGTCAAGTTGACAATCTCATCCTCCTCCTGATTCTCATATTCGTTTTCGCGTTGAATGTTGTAATAATCACGATAGCAATCGTCACAACAGAACGATTTTCCGCCCCGTTGCCTTACACCTTCGCCGGAAGGAATTGATTGTCCGCACCATTCACATTCTGCGATTCCATCCAGATACGCAACCGGACAACCTGTCTCATGGCATTTAACACCATTGATGTACAGGACCTCACAATGTGAACACATTATCTATACCCTTTACCTATTTGGCGATTCAATTCAGCTATTTCTGCAGGGGAGATAGAGGCGAAATGAATAGAGGTTGAATGGCAACTACCATCCATTCTCAATTCTGAGGGGCGTCCTATCCAGTCGTGTTCTGTGATTGGTCCGGGATTTGACCACTCATAGCAACCTGAATCTCGGATGAATCGAAGAGCTTCGGTTACCAGCTCCTCGATAGAATCATATTCTTCGGACGGATATTCGTGTTCTGACTCTTTCCGCTCCTCCTCTATTTCCGGGAGGTCGATAAGGTTCCCGTCGTGGTCAAATTACTCTTCGTGTCTCATCTCATATTTTTTTAGAATCATAATTTCCTCCTTGAACCTATTGGTTCAATTCTCCCTACCGTTGCCGATAGGGAGCACTGAAACAAGAGGCTATTGTCAGTCGTTCTCATACTTCATTGATGGGTTGAGAATCGGAAGCTTCCCGATAAAAGACCTAGTCCATTGATACAACCCATCCTGCCCCATATTTGTCGGGTAAGGCGCGCTCCATGCGAGTTGATACTCCTCGCTAGGTTTATTAGGTGCCAACACTAATGGAGCGATAGGCTCAGATCCCCTAGCATACCGGAACCAGACATATAGTTTCTGGTATGGGTATTTCTGGTAGGCTGAGAAAACTTCTCTAGTAAGCCTCATATTCTCACTGTCTACTAGTTGACTGGAATGGGGTAACGGCTGTACTTTAAGTATCATTTCCATATCCTCCGTACGTGGTTTTCAGAGTCTAATAGACTCGATTGGAATGGCAACAAGGTCACCATTCCCATTGAGGCTACTAGGAGCCGATAATCATTGATCCGAGTGTTTTCCCGTCCCCGTCCTGGAACGCTTTCATAGCCTCACTAATCCATGCTGAGCGTGTATTCGGGTGTACGTGTTCTGATTCCCATATTTTGATATCGTCCCAGGTAAGATTCATATCAGGTGGACATGCTCCGCTCCAAGGATTCACTAGTTGCACTTTTTTCATGATTCTCTCCTCAATTCCATCGTACCGTTTTCCCCGCCAACGCGGGGTTTTCAGAGTCTAATAGACTCGATTGGAATGGCAACAAGGTCACCATTCCCATTGAGTCTACTGGACTTCATACATGCAATTGTCATAGACATACCGCCACCCGTTGTCGATTGCACGGGATTGGTCTTCTTCATTAAGAGACCAAAGGTAAGTTAACATATTAGATAAAGTCTCTTCCCAGCAATCTTCAATGGCGTATTCCCTAACCCATGCCGGAAGATGCTTCTTGGTATATTCATCCATGATTCAATCCTTCCTGAGTCTAATATCTCTCAACTGTTAATGTAAGCATAGCATATCCACCCCACGAGTCAAGGGAATACTTTCTTTCTAAACGTTTCTATCCCATTCATATCATTAGACTTATAATACTCATACAACATAATATAACGTATGATTATCAGTATATGGCACAATACTTGCTCTTTAGTATATATACATAAAATACTGTATGTTACAGTATGTTTACATACTACTCTTTACCATATCTTTACTATTTCTTTACCATTTATGGCATGATATATAATCATGCCATTTAGTAAGTTTACTCATGTTTTACCCATATTTCTGTATGTTCCCTCCACATATGATACCAATATCATTATGATATAGTACGTTTACTTAATATAGAACAATAATCTTATAGTTTCAGTAATAATGGAACTATATGGTTATAGTATGTGGTAATGGTGTGTATAGGAAACGCGCGTAGTGGTATTAAGAGATAGTGAACTATGGATGAAAGGAGTAGGGAATATGAGAGATTTCCCTAGGTTTCCTTATCAAACTATATCAAAGTGATATAATATCAATATGATATAGTTTAGTAAGCGTGTGACACAGGTTCATCCCTTCCCTAGTGGCCATGTTTCACCCCTTCCGTATGCCCTAGGTCATGCAAGAGATACCCTAATCCATTGCAACCCCCATGGACTCCCTGATTTTTCAAGCATAGGGGGGAGCTTACCTCATCCCTTTCAGCCATAGCATGTTTTTTGGCCTTCCCACCCATGTTTGACGCTTGGTTCCGGTTTATTCCCATACTGCTGACATCAACGAAATGGGCATAGTTCTTTTCAGAGAGGGGGGGGGGTACTTGGGGAGTCCCGAATTTTGATAGGGGGGGGGTATTCAGTGCCAGTAATTTGATTTGAGGTGGAACGAAGTCATCAGTGTGACATTCTAGCATGGTTTTATGACCAAGGAGGGGGAATAAACTGCTCTAATGACATGATTATGGAGCGGTAGGGAATATCGCCACCATGAGGCTCAAACAGGCCTTCGCTGATTATTGCCTGAATCCATCGTAATTATTCCTGTCTATCCAATTGATTGTATTATGGTTATGTGTTGATATGGAAATTGTTGATAGATTTCTCTTGACTTTGGGGATCGAGGGGGAGCAGAGTGGATATGCAGATGAAGGAACGGCGCGGTGGTGTTCAAAGCACGGGGGAGGTGGTGGTTAGCCCACGCCGCCCCAGGACCAGGCGAAAACCCTGGACGCGCCACCCAAGAAATCATGGTGCGGGGATTGGTGTAGTGGCAAGCACGGCGGTTTACGCAGGCGAGGGTTCGACTCCCCCCCGCACCCCCTTTTGAAAGGCAAGGAGCAGAGTGGGAAACATTGGAATGGCACGGAGAGGAATGGAATGGACGGGACTGGATGGCAGTGCAATGGAAAGCAAAGGATAAGCCTGTGATTGGGCAAGTGAAGGGCAGTAATAACTAAGGACGAAAGGGAGGGAGAGCAAAATGAAGTTTAGGGCGAAGCTAACAGATCGGATGCTAGGAACGAATCCGGGTAATGATGGGATGTTCGAGGACTGGATCAAGGGGAAGCGCGATGAAATGGCTGAGATGGCCGCCGATGAGGATTGCCTGGGGACAGTAGGGGAGGAGGTAGCAAAGGACACCACGATCTTCAGGCGGGACGATGAGGGGTATCTGTGCATCCCTGGATACATGATTAAGGGCAACCTGAAATCGAACGGGGATACAATCAGGTCGCGGCGTGCCGTAGGGAAAACGAAGGATGACAAGGGGAAAACTCCCAAGAGCGGGTGGGAGTCATGGCGATCCAAAGTAGACAATAACGTCCACATTCGGCCAAAGTTGATCCGGATCTTGAAGCCCTCGGAGAATGGGACCCTGGAACCGATCAAGACGATTGACGGGGTAGTAGTGCGGCCCCTACGCGCTAAGACCATGCAAGGCGAGCGTGTGTCTCTGGCCCGGAGTGAGTATGTCGCCGAAGGCTCAGTGATCGAGTTTGAAATCATCAATCGCGGGGCGGGGGTGGTCACTGACAAGCAGATTATCGAGTGCCTGGAGGAAGGCGAGTTCTATGGTCTCGGTCAGTGGCGTAATGCGGGGAACGGCACCTTCACAGTCGAAATGCTGTAAGAGTAAGGTGGTGCGCCGTAAGGTGATGTTGTGGTAAAGTTGAGTTTTGTTACGTGGTGGTAAAGTATCGTTCCGTTCTGGTGGGGTGACGTTGCGTGATGTAGACGGTTTTGTGAAGTAACGTCAAGGTAAAGTGATGTGCAGTCATGGTAAAGTGCGGTAGTGTCTTGTGTTGGTGACGTATCGTGAAGTGAAGGTGAGGTAGCGTGTCGTCTGGGTGTTGTAAGGTTTCGTAGTGTCTGGGTGCAGCCTCGTGGCGTTGGGGTGTAGTATTGTCCTGGTAAAGTGCCGTAACGTTGTGTTTGGGTTTTGTGACGTAACGTTTGGTGTGGGTAAGGCGTGGTGATGTTTCGGTTCTGTTATGTCTAGTTGAGTTTCGGTAAAGCCCCGTGTGGCTACGGTAAAGTGAGGTGGCGTCTTGGTTCAGTCTGGTCCAGTAGGGGCAAAGTGCCGTGGGGGTGTCGCTCAGTGAGGTGTTGGTTCCGTTTGGCAAAGTAACGTTGTGGTGAGGTAGAGTAGAGTTGGGTGGTGTACCGGTATAGTGCTGTGAGGTGGGGGTAAAGGAGAGAAAAATGAATGATATAAAAACAGGGACAATGAGATCGAGGTTGATACCCGGAGATGCAGTTCTTAAAATTTTTGGTATGCAGTGCATTACCCTAGATGATTGCGGTAAACTTCTGGGGATAAACTACATCGACAAAACGGATGATGTCCATACTATCGGAGCGAGAGTAGATACTGTCGTTGCTATCTCATCGGATGGCAAGTGTGAGCAATTCATACCTGCTCCTAAAGGGAAACAATGGGAAATAAGTGAATTGCTTCTATTCCCTTGGGCTTCCAAACTTCTTTTACGTGCGGTTGATAAGGTCCCTGAAGATAAGTTCAAATACCATGTTAGTTGGCGGAATTTGATTAACGGAGCCCATGCACACTCTTCTTTCGGGACATGGAGTGAAATGATGATGAAATATGTGGATGGACTCATATGCTACCCGAACATAGTTGTCACCATTTCCCGCAAGCCACTCAGTGAAAACACAGGAGAAAATCAATGAACATTCCTTACGCATATTCAAATGATCCTCTCCCCAGTACGCGGCCAGAAATCCATACAAGCGGGTGCGGGTGTGCTTCGATCATCATCGCCCTGGTGATTGCCTGGAACATCGGGGGGATTCTTGATTGTATCGAGAAACGCAACGAGCATGAACAACTCAAGGCGCGTATCTCTACACTGGAAATGAAATACCTGGAGGGTGTTAACTGGGAGGGTGTCATACCTGAGATTGAGAAGAAGAGAGATGGGGTCAATAATGAAAACATTAAGTAGTGATGAAATCAATCGAAATAGAACAGTGGAAGATAATCCCCTTATCCTGCACTCATACTCTCTTCGTTCAAGGTGTGATGGCAGTTGCCGCGTTTTTTTTGATGGCCTATCCATGTTTGATAAATTTGAACAATATAGAAAAAATGCAACCAAATGGCCATTGATTGTATTCCTGGAAAAATGCGAATATCCATCATTCGCGGAAGAGCCGCCTGAATTAGATACATGCTGGCAGATAAGTGATGTCATTGAAGCAGACGACGGTGACACGGTGGTTTATTTCGATGCGGTCGATATCCCGAAGGAGGATGTACAATGAATGCTGTCACTCAAAGAAAATACAAGTTAATGGATGAACCGCTCACGCTGCGTACATACAGTGGATATTCCATCAACAGTCCACAGGGCTTCTGCAAAGTCAATTTTTGGAATGATGTAAAACAATTGGACGGGTATGATCTCGATGAATGCCTCTGGAAGTGTATCGTCTTAGCAGGGGATGGGAGCAAAACACTCCCATGTAAATGTAATGCGCCTTCAGGAAAAGCATGGAAGGTAATAAGCATAAAATCTCTCCATATAGATTTATGCAGTAATAGACAATGGAGGGTAACATTCGTGGCCGTTGATATCCCTGTGGAACTTGCTGAGCGAGGGTGCAAGGCTGAGATCGAGCGGCTAACGAAACTTGTGGATCAAAAGGATTCCGAGATCCATAAACTCATGGAAGATTGCGTATGTCATGAACGCTCCCTACGGATTTCCAAGAACGCTCTCGCCGCTGCTATTGGGAGGGGCGACCGGTTCGAGCGTGAGCGTGGCGAGGCCATCAAGACCATCGCAGAGGACAAGAATAATATCGCATGGCTCACGAAAAACCGTGACGACGCATACAGGAGGGCTAATGGTTACGCTTGCAAGGCTGATACCTACAGCAATGAGTTGAAATCTATCAAAACAGAACTCCAGCGATTCCCTCTCCCAATGGAAGTCAGCCAGATTCGTAGGAGCCCTGAGCCAAGTGCGTTCCGCTTAAATGTGGAACCTTACAGTATCGTCTTCCCTGATCGTCACTCCGCTGATCGCTGGGTGGATGCCCACCGGGGGATTGTCCATGAGTCAGATGAGGAGATCGAATCCCACAAAAAAGACTCCGCCATCATACACAATCTCATCCATGCGGTTAAGACACTCAAAGCGGAAAATGCTGTGCTTCGGAATGATCTGGAGCAGAAAGGCGATCTGAATGTTGCCTCATTAAGGGATGCTGTACGTGAATGGCGCAAGGAAGCCCACAGGCTGCAAGGCGAGAACAGGCACCTGACCGAATCCGTGCAGGTCCTCAAGGAACGCAAGGAGAAACTCCGCGCGGAACGGAATGAGTGGAGAAACTTTTGTAAAGATATACATAAAAGGGGCCTTTGGATAGTACATCGTTATCTTCGCCTGGAGGGTGACGAAACAATAAATGATCTACTTGATTCATTTTTGGATGGGATGATTACATTGAAGCAGAGGTGGCCAGAGGATAATTCCAATGAATGACTTCGATCAGGTTCACATTAACTATGGGAGGATGTTGGGGTTTATTGAAACACTCGCTGACCCTGGAAATTGGCAGGATGATACTCACTTTTTTGGGGATGACCCCAGTTACATTCAGCTCCGTTGCGCTGATCTTCTGAATCGCATAAACGGTGTTAACGAAACTCCTGCGAACAACAAGGAAATCAAAATCCTCAAGCAGGAGCTCTATCAGTTGAGAGCAATCAATGAACTCCGCAAGAAACGTGCGGGACATCTACGCCGGTCACGCCACTACTGGAGAGAGGCCATGCTAAGGCTGATTGATTCCATCCAGGAGAATTGCATTGATGGGACATTCAAGAGCACCTACGCAAGCCGGGATGCCATCATTGAGTGCATTGCCTATGCCCGCGAAAAGGTCGATAAAATCGTTGTTCAGGATGATGCTGACAGGAAGGATCTATGATGCCAGAAGATGAACCCGTGGGCCCCATTGAAGATGATCCGCACTATTTGTTGATTGAGTTTTTGTATGATCTGCACAACAAGGAGAATGAAGCATGAAAAATGAATTTCTGTTCGAGGGAACCGCTACTAATGTGGAGACGAAAACATCTTCCCGTGGGAACACTTACTGGATTGTGGTGCTGGAGTGCGGGAAGGACTCCTGCCCTTTCGTGTTCTTTAAGGATGAGCCTGTCAAAGACGGGATGTACCGCGTCTGGGGTCACTTGGGTATGAATGATAAAGGGTATTCTCAAATATCCGTCGATAAGACTGATGTTCTGCGAATGCCAGCATCCCGCCCAGCCTCTCAACAGCAGCCCTCTCAGGGGCCGGAAATGGACGATGAGACGCCGTTTTGATGTCATATAATGCTGCAATGATATGTATTGACAAGGAGATCCGCCAATGGATGTAAATGATATTGCTGCAACTGTTCAGGATGACCCTGACATGAGTTGGCGCGAACATGCCGAACCTAACAACAAGGAAACGGTGAGAGGCATTTACGACATGCTCATTACCTCCGGAGAGGGGCGTAAGATTGTCATCACTGAATGGGTAGGCATGAGCAAGTCTGACCGCTGGAGTAAAGCCCAGACGTTACGCAGCTCGCTCAAGTGGAGGTTGCGGCAAGACCAGATCGAGCGCAAGGTGTCGGTCAGCGTCCGCAAGGATGGCGAAGTTTGGGTGGGATGGAGAATTGAGAAAGGAGAGGATAGTGTTTAGCCTTCCAGTTTTCTGTATCGCAGGAAATCCTTGGTTGGCCCCTGGGTTCGCCTTCCTGATGGACCGCTACTGGCCAAGAGCGGATCTGACCATCCTGCATTGGGATGATTTGATCTTAAAAGACCAACCAATGACTAAGGCGAAGTATCATTGTTTGGGGGAAGACCAAGGAGTAGATAAATGGTCTGACAGTCTGATCCCATTCTTTCAGGATGCACCAGATTACTTCGCGGTCATGCTGGAGGATTATTGGCTCAATAGGCCGGTGAATAACCATGTCATAGAGATTCTTGCAGCCCATCAAGAAATATGGGGTTTCGCCAAGATGGACCTCTATAAAGGAGTCATGAGCCTCCCCCACACCTTGGACTGTCGCTTCAATGGGTTCAATTTACTTGAACTCCCTCAGACCGAGCGGTACCGCACGTCACTTCACCTGAATATCTGGAGGAAGGATTATTTCCTGAAGCTACTCAGGCCCGGATTATCTCCATGGCAATTCGAGTTGAACAACCCTTCCGTAATCAATGATGGGGAGTTGATCTTGGGGACTGATTTATGCCCAGTCAGTTACGTTAATGTTGTCAGAGGCGGGATGAATGATAGAAAGGCAATGAAAGAACTCATTCAGGATGATTTAGATGAAATGAAGAGGAGAAGAATATGTGTACCAGCATGGGGTTAACTCTACTTCCTCACCAAAAAGAGTTGATCGAATCCATCCACAAAACCACTGTGATTACCGGTGGGTATGGGTGCGGCAAAACATTCGCACTGGCTTACGGGATATGCGAAGCCATCCTTAAAGAACCTGATAAATCATATGCTATTTTCTCACGTGAAACATGTTGGCTTATTGATAATCTGTTGAAAATGGCAAAATGGAGGGGGTTGAAGGCGAAGAAAAGTAGTGACCATATGGTCAAAATTGGGAATGGTTGTGTAGAAGTCTATAGCCAGGGTGATTTAACAACATCAAACGACCTCCATAAATGCAATCATTGGAAGATTTGGTTCGATATTGCTTGCACGGGAAGATATGAACACGCATTACGTCAAGTCGATGATACGCGAGATCATCGATGGCAGGCATTTGGGGCTGTTGAGGGTTGCGATGAAGAATTGGATCAGAAATTTGAACGGATAAAGTTCATCACACCTAAACCAATGAACCTATGGAGTATGAAAAATGAATGAAACTCCGCTATGTTCAGTGCTTTTCCCTACCAGAGGCCGCACCGGGAAGGCCATGAAAGCCATTTGCCAGATGATAAGGCTGTGGAAGGGTGACCTGCATGACCTTGAAATCATTGTCCGCGTCAATCCGGATCAATGGTGTACCGATGTAGCAATGGGGGAACAGTTCTTCAATCAGGAGGTGAATGAAGGGCTGAAGTTTATACTCCTTGTGGATCAGTTGAAAGGATATCGCCACCTCCATCGTTACTTCAACCAGATGGCTCCCTTGGCTACAGGGAAGTGGATCTTCATGATGTCCGATGATGGGTTTATCCAGACGGATGGATGGGATGAAATCATTGCGAAAGTCCCGGTCAACCCGGAAGTGGAACCAGCCCTATTACAGCCTGAGTGCAACGGAGAGCCGAATTGCTTCCCGATTATCTCACGGGCATGGTACCGCGAACTGGGCCATGTTGCGCACCATGTGTCATTGGATGGATACCTCCAGAGGATTGGGGAGATAATCGGCTGCATGTACCCGGTCGATATCTACGTCCATCATGAAAAACATGAATTGACAGGTTGCCCGGTTGACGATACACGCCGGGAGCGGGATGAGTTCCTGAAAGAGTTCAACCAAAATCCATGGGAGAATCAAGTCAACGCCCCACAGTTCCTGAAGATGATACAAGCCGATGCCGATCAACTCAGAAACTACATGGCTTTAATCATGTAGTGAAGGAAATGTATTCAACATTATCGAACTGAATGTATAATGTTGAAGGCTATATCGAGGCGAAAAGGAGAATTACATGAACAAGATATTGGTGCCGCTAATCACAATCACATTATGGATGGGGGCTGCATGGTGTGATCCCACGCCAACCCCCACAGTAACAGCGACTCCGACGCTGACTCAGACTGCCACCCCAACCCCTACCGCAACAAGCCAGTTGCCAAGTGGGTGGTCTTATTCGACAACCAAAGGGATCGTAAATTTCCAGTATGGGGATCAGACACTTAGCCATCCGTTGATTGATAGTACCCTCAAGGCCTCATGGGTGAGCAATGCCACTGGCGAAGCAACCGTCCTTTTGAATGGCATGTATGGGGTTGTCAACCGAATATCTTGGGTTCCAGGAACGGGAGATGATGCTCCCAGTGCTGATTATGACTGCACGATCAGGGATGTGGATGACTGGGATATCTGCCAAGCATATGGGGCCAATCTATCGGCCACCACTACCGAGTGTTATGTATTGCCTACTGGGGTACAAATCGCGGGCAGCGTGACCATTGAAATCACTCATGCTGGGGATAGCAAGAAGGGCATTGTCCGCCTCTACCTGTACCGCTAAATCATGGACGACTTCACTAAGTCATTCAACTTCTTCAAAGCCAAACTCGAAGCGGGTGATCCTTTCGCCCTAGCCCGCTTCGGGGATGGCGAACTTAACATCCTGCGAGGCGAAAAGATCGGCAACAAAGAGTTTCAGTATGACGGGGATGAAGAGTTCAGTTCCATGCTCATGGATGCTTTCACCTTCCGGCACCCGGACTACTATGTGGGGATTGGTTGCCCATGCTGCATCGGGGATAAGGATTTCCGGTGGATGCGGGATACCTCTGGGCAGAACGCAGACCATATAACCTACAACAACATTTTCGTTAATGCCAATTACCGAAGATTCAAGAATGAGATAGATCCTATCTTCATGGAAAGAAATGCCATCTTCATTGGGCCAGAAGAAGGGCGGGCAGAACTTGAGTACAGTTATGAGGTTACTTTTTCTATCCATAAAAACGCATGGAGATTCGCAGAAGAGTATGTTCTTAAACTTGAAAAGTTGATTGCAAACAAACCTCTTCCGAGAATCTATCTCTTCTCAGCCGGGCCGCTCTCGGAGGTGCTGATTCACCGTGCCGTGGAGATCAACCCTAACAACACATACATTGATATCGGATCGACTCTCGACCCGATCATCTTTGGCCATTCGACACGCCAATATCATCAAGGATTCGGGACGGCGGATAAAGTCTGCCACTGGGGGTAAAAAACATGACAAATAGCATCACTGCAATTCTGACTGGGTACAATCGGCCTCAAAACATGAATGCCATCGCAGACGCCATATCTGGTCAATCCATTCCTCCTGATGATGTATGGGTATGGTATAACAAGGGGGTAGAAGAACAAGAGGAACTGGAGGGGTTGAAGGGAGCCTACTGTACTCACAACTTCGGGTTCTTTGGCCGCTTCGCCATGGCATTGATGGCACAGACGGAATACGTCGCAATCTTCGATGATGACACTGTTCCTGGAGAGAAATGGTTTGAAAATTGCCTCATCACAATGGGCAAAACTCCGGGCATCCTGGGAACAGTTGGGATCTATCTCCATGGTCCACACTACCATGGTCATGAACGTGCGGGATGGCCAGCACCCAACGAAGAGGCGATTGAGGTCGATCTGGTTGGGCATTGCTGGTTCATGCGGCGTGAAGATGTCAAATGGATGTTCATTGAAGATCCGCCGCGTTGGACGAATGGGGAGGATATCCATTTGTCGGCTACTGCTTCACGGTTGGGAGGGGTGAAAACTATCGTCCCGCCACACCCCACAAACAACACCTCCATGTGGGGTTCACTCCATGGGAATTACCTTGGCATGGATAAGGCTGCATCCTCCCTCAAAAATATCAGGAATCACGTGGAGCAGCGGGATATCATTGTCAGGGAGGAAATTAAGCGGGGGTGGGTACCGCTACACATGAGGAGAAATGATGCTAGCAGTAACGAAGTATCATCTTGATAATCTTCCCTTGGATCAGAATGATTCAGTCCTGTTAATTCCCTTCAGATACCATATATCTCTATCTGAACGCTGGAGCCCATATGAGTTGGATGTCCTCAAGAAGTTTCCACAGGCCATGGCACACTTCCTTAGTGTCAAGAGAGGCTTATATCCTGGTCACCTCGATATTAGTAGGGAAGCCGACGGGTGGAAGGCCGTATGCGTGGCTCCAGTCACAAGCCCAAGCATGCCTCACCCAGACATACCTCAGCCGCACTTTTTTGATGAGCATTGTGATTCGGCCATGCGGGGTTTCAATGTGTTTTTGAGGGAGGGGTTCGATCATGTTCCGCAGGCCTACATTTCCATCTCGGACGATTACCTGAGTATGCTCAGTACACTGCGTTCAGCAAAACTTCACTTTGAAAATGCGCAGGGGGTCTACGCGGGCTTATTCCTTCGCCCTCACTATCCTGGAGTGAAACATGCCTTCCAGCATCCTATCGCGGTTTCAGCGGTCCTCTCATCAGGAAAGTATCGTGACCCTCAACTGGGGATTGGATCTTTATAGCCAAGTCAACCGATTGCCCGAACGGACCCCCATGGAGGTCATTTCCATCAAGGAAATGAGGCTAAAAGAGCTCTATTGCCGGGTCAGGAAATCAATCTATACCTACCAGTCTCGATTTAGCCACTATGACCGCTACTTCATCATTGAAATGGTCCCTGAGAACGGGTCTCTTCTGCTTGGGTGGTGGAAAGTACCAACAAAAGATTATGATAAATGCTTGTTGCATGTCGAGAAAATGCTTAGCATGAGAGATAACACCAACAAGTAACACTTTACACCACTATGTGAGTGTGCATAGAATGTCGTGGTATGGCTAACACCATAACGCGGCATATGCTATGACACTCGATCTACCAAAGAAGCGAGGCGGAACACCCAGTAAACTCAAGCCGCTCGCTCTCTCAATCGTTTCCCCTCCCCCCGTCCCTCCACAGGGTGGCGCTCTCATTAACGCCACTGACATACGCTTCCCATGGGACAAACAACTTAACGAAACAGATGGTGAGTATGCCTGCTGGAAGCTCTACTTCGATCAGGGTCCGGGGCGGTCTTTTGAGCGGTTAGCCATTGTCACCAATCGTACCATAGAGTTTCTGAAAGGCCTGTCGGATCGCCTCAACTGGGGGCAGCGTACCACCGCGTATGAGGCGTATGTTGATTCCGTAGTTGGCACGCTGGTCAAAAAGCAGATCACCGGGAATCAACAAACGGCAACCCGCGTAATGGGAGAAGTCATTTCTCACCAAGTATCCCGCCTAGCGCAAAAAATCCTTCTTGAACCTCCCTCTGAGGATGACACAGCGGAAGACATTCTCGGTCAACTGCAAGGTCTGGTTTCCGTGTTCAAGGCTCTCAAGTCTGGCAAGGGTGATACGGAAAACGCCAAGAGCCGCTCGATCAATATCATGTTCGCTCCCACGATTCAGGCCGGTGATGCCCCCATGGAAGTCAAAACAACCTACGCGGACGTTGATGATAATGAGTGAACTCAAGGTCAAGAGGATTTTCCCTCATCAACTGAAATTAGTTCACTCTCAGTCATTCGTTTCATCCATCGTGGGAGGGTATGGATCAGGTAAGAGCTACGCATTGGGGTTCTGCCAGATTGACTGGATGCAACGTGAAAGCCCCATGAGCCCCACGGTAGCCTGTGCCCCAACATTCAAACAGCTCGATCAGGCCACCCTCAAAAACCTCAAGAAGTTGCTCGCAGAGTGTGACATTGATTTCGTCCATGGATCACAGCCGCCAGCTTCATGGAATGTCCCTCTGAGACGCTTTTACCGCAAGTGGACCGACATAATCACCGTGGAAACAGGGCACATTATCGTCTGTGCCTCACTTGATGAGCCGGACGCCTTACGTGGTCCTGAGTTTGGTCAGGCGCTCATGGATGAGCTCGCGTTTTGCCCTACAGATGACGGGTTTGACGTGATCCAGAGCCGTATGCGGTGCGGATACACAAAGAATCACCGGATCAGGATAGCAACCAGCCCTCCAAAATACCCAAACTGGTTTTACCATGCCTTCGGGAACCCTGCTCGCAGAAATCAGGCCTATGAAGTCATCCATGCCACCACCCTGGATAACGGTGAACTCCCCCCTGAGTACAAGGATCGGCTCAAGGAAAACTATGATGATATCAAATATCGCCGTGATGTCCTTGGGCAGTGGATATTCGGCGGGGGCGGGTTGGTCTACACAGAATTTGACTTCGAGAAGCATGTGGAATGTTGGGATTACAACCCCCATCTTGAACTGCACATTGGTTGCGACTTCAACCGCGCCCCGCTCGCATGGGTGGTCTGTCAGGTTGACCCCAATGATGACTGTATTCATCAATTTGATGAGGTGTTTATCGAGAGAGACGCAACTACGCATGAAGCGTGTGAAATTGTCCGCTCAAAATGGGGCGATCAGACCATCTATGTTTACCCGGATGCATCCTGCTCACAGATCCGCACCGCTTCCGCCACGGGATCAATATCGGATCTGACCATCATGGAGGATCACGATTTCATGCCGGTCATGCCGGGGTTCAGGAACCCTCCTGTTGTAGACCGTATCGAAGCAGTCCAGGGACGTTTCCGGGCCGGTGGATACCTGATTGATCCACGGTGCAAGAACACCCTCGAATCCATCTCAAATACCACCTACATCGACGGGACCCGCAAGCCCAAGAAATCAAAAGTTCCCGGCGAAATCGCAGAACACCCCACGGATGCCCTCGGATATCTGGTTTACGGATACGAGATGGCCTCTGGGGGGATAACTCGCCTCGCATATTCATAACTTACTGAATAGTATCAACTTAATGGGTAATATATTCCCACACCAGCATCCCCAAGATGGGCAATACTTGCTCGCTGGGCAATACTTTCTCATTTCTCACTTGACAACTACCACCAAAATGTGGTGTATACTATCATTGTCATGGTGGATAATCTCACTTCGGCTCTTCTCCAGATTCACCCAGAGTACAGCCTCTACCAGGATAAGTGGACTTTCTGGCAGGATTCGTCAATTGGTGGGTGCCGGTATGAGTCTAAAGATGAATACCTAATCGAGCATCCACGTGAAAAAGATGAGAAACATGCCTATGAATGGCGAAAGTCACTTGCAACCTATGAATCACACGGGAAACAGGTAGCAGAGGACTGGATTGCTAGGCTGTATGGACCAGGACTCGATTTCGCCTTGGTTTCTCCAGATAAAGCCGATGATTCGACCCTCCATTTGGTCAACTCGATTACGGATGACATTGATCTGCTTGGAACGAACCTTATCAACTTCGCCAAGGGCATTGATTGGACTGTCATTACGCAGGGGTGTTGTGGTGCCGTAGTGGATGTCCCGCCCGATGTTGTCGCTGACAACTTAGGGCAGGCAATTGAGATGGGGCTGCGGCCTTATTGCCGAAAAATTGAACCACAGAACATTCTCGATTGGGAATTTGACCGGCAAAGCAAACTGGAATGGGTCAAGATTCGTGAAGTTGCGACCATCCCACGCCGGTGGAATGAAACTCAGCAACTCACTATGCCTGCGCAGAGCCTTATCGCCTCTGCCAACCCGCCGATTGCCGGACAGATTTACTACCGATATTTCGTAATCGACCGTAGTAGCATTACACGCTATGAACCCACCATAAACTCGAATGAGTTTATTCAGTACGGCCCCATCCCGCACAATCTTGGGATTGTACCGTTCCAGATGTTCTATGGGAAGCCAGCCTCTCCGGGGTTGATGTTCCAACCACCCTTGATCGAGGAAATATACGGGTTCGACAAACTGATATACAACGAATTGTCAGGTATGACTGACCTGATGTTTAACCAGATGTTTTCTATCCTGACCATCGCCAAGATGGGAGGGAAACAGAATGATAAGGCAGTCCCAATAGGGACTTTGCGGGCTCTCGGATATCCCGGCGGGACGGGAGCCCCACCTTCCTTCATTTCCCCCGATGCACGTCTTGTTGAGGTTCACCTGAAGGCCATTGAATACGCCGAGAAAGCCATCAAGCGCATTTCTAAGGGCGTTAACGTCACTATGGTTGATGACAAAGTGCGGGAGGCTTCAGGCAGATCGAAAGCATTCGATTCAGATCCTCTCACCACCCTCCTGCGAGAGCTTGGCGACAATCAGGAACCAGCCTTCAGAAATCTTTTGGCACTTATCCATAAACGTTCCCCATTCGCCGACAAGCCTGTTTCTGTCAGAGCCAAGTTCCCAGATTCGATTGTTCAGCGGGGCGTTCTTGAGGAGCGCGAAGACACCGTTGCTGCCTGCCAAGTTCTGAGTTGCAGCGAAACCGCAACCAGACTCATGGTGCAGAATTTCGCCTCTCAGGTATTGCGTTCGATCTGGTCTTCCGAGGAACGGGACAAGGTACTCAAGGAAATCGAGGGGGCACCCTTAAATGCAATTATTGCCCAGATGTTAGGGGCGTCGGGAGAAGAAGAAAATGGATCAGGAAGCGATCCCAACAGTCAGGAATTACGACCCGGAGAAGGAAGTCCAAGAGACTCGGAGCAGCCTGGCCCTCGCGTTAGAGCAGTCTGAACTCGGTCTCTCGGAAGAGCAAGTCCAGGCCATATCTGAACGCTTGGTAACTGAAGGCGTACGCACCAGGGATGTAGTCAAGCGAATCAGCGGAACATCATTTCGCAAGGGACAGCAATTAGCTCAGGCGACCCTAGAGCAGGAATTTAAGGCGAAGCTCGAGGATCTGAGTCAGGAAGCCGGATTCGTGAAGAGGGAAGAATTATCTGGCCAGTTCTCTTCACCACCCAAACCAGCGGGACCGGATCAGATGTCCACTGAAATTGCCAAAGCAGTTGCTCCTCTTAAAGGAGAAATTACGAAGCTTCAGAACGAGATCAAGACGCAACGCGAAAATGACCGGGAGAGACTCATTACGGAACGAATCAAGTCCACCATCGCCGAACTTGGTTTTGATGATCCCAATGATGTTCTCTTACTGGCTCGCCAAGAAGCTTCATTTGTGTTCGACCCGTCCGACGGCGAAACACTTATCGCGGTGAAGCCTGGGGACCGCGCACAACCCCTGAGCGGTGACGGAACATATACGACCGTCAAAGACTATTTCCAGTCGTTCGCAAACACCACTCGCGGGATGAGATATAGGAAAGTCCCGGAGGGAGCCAGAGCAGGGGCAGGCATATCGGGGATTCCAGGAGTACCGATTCAGGAAGGAATCCTTTCAGATAAGAGTCTGAATGCCGCCCTCCATAAGCTCGGCGCTTAAAAAGGAGGAATATCAAAATGGGTACGATGACAATGACCTTGGCTCAGTTATCCGTAACTGGTTCCAAGAATCTTAATCCCCTTTCGGTGGACGTGATGCGTAAAACCAGTATTGACCAGGTTACTGGTCAGCTGCAAGTACGCGCGGTCCCTGGAGTGTCTAATTCCTACCGCCGCCGTGGATCTGCAACCATCATGAATATCAATCTGCGGGCAGTTGGGGTTGCTGGGGATATCACTGAAGGTTACGCGACTGCAAACGTTGTTACTGATAACTGTGGACGTGTGATTGGACAAGCGTCCATGGACACGATGATCGAGAAAGCCCATGACCTTACCAATCCATGGCGTGAGCAGATTGACGCATACATTCCCGAACTCCAAGACAAATTCGCCAATGAGGTTATCAATGGGACTGGTGCCAGCGGCGGATTCAAGGGGCTAAAAGCTCTCTGTAATGCCATTGGTGCTACTCAGCAATACACCCCAAGTACCACCACTTCCGGTCTTGATGTCAAGTTTGTCCACCTCGATAAACTCGCCTTGCGGGTCCGTGGCACGAAAAAGGCGTTCCTCATGAACCCGAATCTGGCCATTGATTTCAAGCAGCTCGGTGTTTCTCTGGGTGGAAACGTCTGGAGTTCAATAATGGTGCCCTACGGGGTGGTTGGACCCAATGGCGTAATGACCATTCAGGAACGCCCCGTTCAGGCGTTCAATGGTATCCCCATTTACGAAACTGAATGGATGACCACTGAAACCACATGCGGTAAGAGCGGCAAGTACCGCATTATCTGTATCTCCATGGATGAATCCACGGGCGTGGAACTATTCTATCCAAGTTCCTCGCCTGCCATCGGGTTGGAAGTTTACCCGCTGCAACTCAAGGAACGGAACCCTGAAAAATTCATGCGCTTTGAGTGGATTGCCGGTCTTTCGACACGCCATGCTCAGTGCATCGCTCAGGGCTTCAACTTCAAGATCACCAATTCGTAATCCCGACAAGGAGGGAATCCCCCGGAGTGAAATATCTCCGGGGGAGCACCACACATGAAACATAGACTTTTCAAAGTATTCATTGGACGGGGAGATGGGCTTTACGGTAGGTTTGCCTGCAAGGATGGCATATCTCTCTGGCTCTCAAAGAATGATGCCGATGCCTGTATTGCATCTGGTATAGGAGTACGCAAGAGCGGCCCTCCAGCCCCCTATTACGCCATTCTGGAGATCGAGGCGGTAAGCGGCGATATCCCGCGTGCGGAAAATGCTTGCGTCAATGGGGGGTGGGTATTTCCATCCAACGGCGTGCTCATTCTTTCCACGGAAGCGCAACGTGAAGGGATTATCGAGAATCCCAACATCATTGCTACAGCCCCAATCCAGGAACCCGTTGTTGAAACCGTCAAGACCAGTGCGAGGAAGCCGTCCTAATGATTCAACGTACCTTCCCAGTCCCATTTCCGCGCCAAGCACTGCTCATCCGAAACATGGTGGATCAAGTATCTGCCACGAAAACACCGGCTGACCTTTCTATGAAAAGGCCGGAAGGGTTACCGACAGTATCCGTCTGCATCCTCGCCAAAAACGAGCATGAGACCCTTATTGATTGCGTTTCCAGTGTGATCCCACTCGCTTCTGAAATCATCATTGGAGTGGATGACACCACTGATGACCCGCTCTCATTCGCCTACCGGGAAGCCTTTCTTTCAAAGGGTCAGGAATTATCCCGTAAGTTTTTCGATAAGTTCCTGAAAGAGGAGCGGCTGGCCAGCATGGAAGAAATTGCCGCCTTCATAGGGGTGTCTACGGATGCCCTGAAGAAGCGTTGCGACAAGGCTCTCAGAAATGGTAAGCCAACGCGGATCGCGGCTGAGAAGTGCCTGGAAATGGTTGGCAAGGGGAAGGTAGTGGATATCTCCTTCAACGACCACTTCAGTAATTCCCGTAACGCTCTCCTGCCCTACTGCACAGGGGAATTGTGCATGTTCATAGATGGGCATGAGTTTCTTGATAATGTCAGTGTGCTCATGGATTGCATGGTCAAGGCAGAAGTGGAAATGCCTTACTACAAGGTGTTCGGGATCATGGTAAACATGATCGACTCCCCCATCCTAGAGCGCAACCGTCAAGTGCGGATATGGCGTAACCTCCCCGGAGTTCAGTTCTACCGTGGCGTTCACAATAGGCTCAAGTTCCCTGAAGAAATCAAACAGGATGAAGTCTACCCAACGATTGATTCGGCAATGCTAATTCACAATCGTCCGGCATGGCTCGCACTCTATCGTGAACCTCAACGTCAAAAAATGGTTAATCAGTACATGGGTGGCGATTGCGATACGCCCTCACTGTATTACGAAGGTCTTGGCTTCATGCGGGTCAAGGAATGGGCCAAGGCCATTGAATGCTACAAGCAATATATCGAACAATCCCCGCCCGGACCTGAGTCCGCCATGGTCTGCTGGTATTTGGGCCGGTGTTACGAAGATGGATTAGGAGAAAAAGAAAATGGATTGGAATGGTATAAACGAGGAATTGAAAAATGCCCTGATGCTGCATTCTGCCATCTTGCAATCGTTATGTCGAAACTCAGGCGGGAAGAAGGGGAAGAAGACGGGGCGGTGAAGAGGAGGCTTCTTGCAGAAGCCCTGGCACATGCAACATTCGCTCAGCATTGCTCTCATCCTGGTGGAACGATTGCCGTACCTGTCCATTCATTCACGTGGGATGCCCTCCAAAAGAAGGCAGAGGTCCTACGCCGTCTGGAAAGATACGATGAGGCAGCGGAAGCACTCGAATCATCCCTCCAGTACGCAATGGAAGATCAGCGTGTGCAGGATATCCAGGTCTGGGTTTGGGAAATGCGGCGCCTCAATTATGAAAAGATTGACAAGCAGATGCGGTTGTCCCTGAAAGACGGCAATCGGCATCTCTACATTGTCGATCCCTCTCAATTCCACGGGCAGGAAGTATTCCTCACGGCTGAGGCGAATGGCTATGAGGTCAGGCCATCAGCTATCTTCAATCTGGAGCGGTTCTTTGAAGCCGACGTGACATGGATGGAACATGTGGATGAAATGACCGTGGCGGCATCAAACATCGTCCGGTCTGATAGACGGCTTATCATCCGCATATTCCCTGAAGATTTTGCTACCGGTTTAGTTGGCAAGGTGAATTGGAGCAATGTCGATAAAGCGTACCTTGCCAATGAATCTTTTGAACAGATAAAAGTGACTGAGGGCATCCCTGAGTCAGTGTGGGATAGATTCAGTGTCCTGCCAGTAATCCCCAAGCCTGAACGATACCAGTTACAGGCTAATCCTCAGAATAAGGATGTAGTCGCAATTCTTTCCAATGGGGATGAATGGGTATTGCCTCTACTCCCTGAAATTGCTCAGGCCATCCATCCACGGGCCCTACATGTTGGGGGATTCATTAACGGTCAGGCGCTTTATGAAGAAGTGGCTAAAACAGTCGATCAACTTGGTATTCAAAACATTACCTTTTGTGGACGTGTTCATCCCAATGAGGTTGGTCAGTTCATGTTTCGCGGGGGGAATTATGTGAGTCTCGCCTCTGGTTATGACCAGAATCAGATTATTGCCCAGATGATGGGGCTTTCCACATTCGTGTTTGGAGAGGCGGATTTCTCCAGCCGGACCATTAGGGACTTGGCACGAAGCATCAATGAGGGATCACCCACAGGAACAGTGTTGTTCGGAATCGAATACACAGAAATGGTAAACGAGATTGCCCATGTCTTGGAATAAAGATGATATAACAGTCATTTCGTGGGGTAGATTTCTGGAATGTAATCCAGACGATCACCTACATCGTAAATTCGCCTTGGCACATATCAATAGCATGTCCCAAGCGGGGATAAAGTTCTGCTTTGTGGACTTCGGCTCCCTCCCGCCATTGCCGGATGGAGATGGTATCAAGCGTATAGAATCTGATTGCCATCTCGAATCAGTGGCCAAGAATCATGGCCTACTGACAGTCGAAACACCTTTAGTGGCCTTCACTGATTGGCGCTCACTTATTTCTGAGAGGACTATTGCTCAGACCATGGCTCACCTGAATCAGGAGGGAGTCCCTGAGCATTTCATTCTCCAAGCCTATCCATGGGAGATGTCGAATTATCACCGTGGAAAGGTGATTCAGCATGGGGAAATACCAAGCGAATCAATCAAAATCATCGAGAATGTAGCCATACCGTATTCTGCTCCACGCCTTCCTGGAAGCGCATGGCAGGTGTGCCTGACTGAAGATGCCGCTGCAATCCGGGGCTGGAGTGAGGATGTTCAGTCAGGGTGCGCTGCTGACTTCCATGAGCGGATGCGGGCTTATTGCCAATGGGCAAACGGGAGCAATAAGGGTGAAATCCTGACAAGATCAATTCCTGTTACGGTTGCCACTTTTGTGAACGCTGCTAACGATGATGAAGATCAGCAATTATCTCCTTCACTGGATAAATTCATTTCCACGGCGGATATCAACGCTCTTAAATGGGGGTGCTCTGAATGACCACATGGAGGGGGTTTGCGAATCGTCCCTGGCACACGGTCTCTGAATTTGAGTCCTGTACCCGCATGGCAGTTGGAACGTCAAGCATGGACGATATTACCCCCACTGTGTGGAGTGATTGCCGTAATAACGCGGAAAACATCATCTTGTCCTACTTCATGGATTCTCCGCGCCCTATCCGGTCCATGCTAAATCGTATTCCAGGGGAATTGATCCCCCAGTACGGGAAAATTCGCGTGGATGGAGACTTTTCATACACAATCCAGATCCCGTGCATGATTTCAACTCCATCTCAATATGCCCCTACTGTCTGGAAGAACCTTTCCGGATGTTGGGCAGACCGTTTTGATGATGAGCCGCTGGTAGCCAATACCAATTACACCATTTCAGGAAACACGATCACGATTCTGGCAGCATCCAAGGGTGATGTTTACTGCGTGGAGTATGAGACCACGCTGAACCCTCTTCCTGGCCTGCTGAGATCATTCTCGCTTGACCGAACGGCTGATTATGTGCTGGTCAAGAAATACGGAAAGGATCATGCCCGCGTTCAGGAATGGGCCACACAGTACGGGAATCACATTCTCAGGCAATTAGAGATGTTGCGGGACGGGAAGATCGAGGTCCCTGAAATTGCCAGAGTCAATCTATTCGCGGATTGGGAAGAGGGCGATCAGTCGTTGTCCTCAATCCCCATCGGGAGAGTGTAACGATGAAAGTCACACTGGACTTCTCAGGGTTACGGGGCGCGGTTACTGAAGCAATTCAGCAACTTAAAGGCCATTCCTTGATTGATGAGAAGTACATTGATGCACGGGTTATCGACCACCTCCAGGATCAATTTGACGTTCAAGGCATGACTGAAGATGGAGCCACTGGAACGTTTACTGAGAACGATCCTAATTACGACGCATGGAAAGAACAGGTCTACGGCGAAACTCGCAGAATGCACAAGACACACCAATTACGCGAGGCCGTAGCAATGGCCCCCATGGATACCAGTGGCTCCGGCGGAGAAATCACCTTTGAGTGGTCTTGGGATGCAGTTGCTCCGAATGGTAAGAATTATGCCGCAAAGTATCAGAATGGCCCAGACAAAGGGCGGCGGCTGGTACTGACAGATCAGTTTGTTGAAGACCTTGCGGAAGATATTTCCGCTGAAGTAATTGCGGAAATCGAAAGGGCCCTATCGACATGAGCGCGTCTTCGATTTTCACAGTCATTGTTTCAAGAGTTCAAGGCCACTCTCAGACCAGTTCCTATTATGTTCGGGATGAGTGGGGGAGTGATCTGAACGATAAGCATTTTCGGGCCGGGGTAATTGAGTTGGAGCCGGACCCGGACGGCTACACTGTTTTGCTCGATCACCAAGGCGATGGGTGTGAACGGGTAAAACATCAATATCGTGCCCGCCTTTGGCGTAGCTCCAAAACACGCCGCGTGGCTACTGGCCTTGTTCAAGACATGGCCGATGACTTAATGAACTCGCTTCAGTCCACTAACGATAACTTGGAAACAAACCATGTAATTCGCGGACAGATGCGGTTCGAGCCAATCCGTCTGGAAGTCAAAAAAGATGCGGAATTATCCGCCGACTTCAACGTAGTCACGGGAGTTCTCAAGTTCTCTGTACAGGAGTACCAGGACCCCGGAGCAAGGTAAGGAGGTTCCGTTATGGCCTCAAAATCTACGCGGGCTCGATTCTACCGGCTGACTGGTTTGACGCTTGGGGGAATTGTCGCTGACGACAATAGTTCCCTCCAGTTCTCATCTTCCAGTACGCCGATGGGGTCGGGATCGGAAACTGATAGATACGCTAACCATTTCCTTCAAGGAACGCAGATAGCAAAAGGTGCAACCATCCGGATTAAGGATCTGTGTGCCGCAAACATATACAGATCCATGATGGGAAGTATTACATCTTGGAAATGTTATGTTCCCAAGGCTTCAATGGGTGACACCACCACAGGATTTTTCTTCACCTCCAATACGACCAACGGTGGGGGGGCTCTCATCAAAACAGTGAAAATAGATGGAGCTTTTAACAAAGAAGGGGAAGCCGAGATCACACTCATTTTCAGATCCACCGGCACCGCTTCGGGGGTTTCCATGACCTCCCTGAGAACGCCTTCATAAGGAGGGAATGACCAATGGGTTCCACACGGAATAGATTCATAGGGATCAAGGATCTTCTCATATCTGTCCTAACAGAAGAAATGACTGTGAACGATTCGCTAGCGGCTGGAATTACCTCTGATTCACAAGAAATCGGAAGCAATTCTGAAAACGATAGCCACGCCAATCATTTCCTGCAAGCAGTCGAACTGTCCGATGAGGTAGTTCTCAGGACATATGACCTTGCGGCTGCAATATGGCTTGAAACACAGATCGGGAAGATCGCTCAAGTATCCTTCACCCTCCCACATGCTTCAGAGGGCTCCAGTTCAACGGACTTGCATATTGCTACATCTATCACATGTGATAGCGGGGCAATGATCCAATCCGTCAACATGGACATTCCTGAAGAAAAGGAAGGCGAGGCAGAAATAACACTTATCTTCCGCTGCAAGTCCAGCGGACAGGCAAGCGGACTAACCATAACGGAGGTAGCAGGTTCCTGATGCGTGGAAAACCAATTGAAGTGATGTTGGCAAATGGACAGAAGGTTGAAATCCCAAGGGTGTCTCCATTTGGAGCACCCAGCGGGATCGCTGAGAAACTGCGTTATCTGGAGGATCAGGTACGCGGATCAACTATTGAGCGGCTTTCAAGAAAAGTGGTGCGAGAAATGGGCAGAACGGAGCGGCTTGAGAAGATGGCCGACCGTTGCGAAGCCTTCATTCAGCACCCAGATACTCCCCCTGAAAAAAGGGATGAGTATTTCAAGAAAATGGAATCCTTCATGGCACAGATTGAAGGATCTGTTGATAACACAGAAAAGACCGGCGAAGAACTTCTTGAGATCAAGGACACAACAGACAAGTATGCCGGAGAAGTTGCAGCATGGGTTCTGAATGAGTGCCTTCATATGACTGAAACTGAGTCAGTTCTTGATCGGGATGTAGAGATAGACATATGCCGCGCTGCTCTCGGTTTTGATCCAATAGGCACAGGGGTTAAACCGGAAGGCCCTTTGGCCCCTACGGGAGAGAACTCCAGTGGTGCCGATGGGTTGCAGTCTGCACAGGCAACATAACGCCATTTGAGGAAGGGAGGTTGACGATGGACGATATTGAAGTTCTTGCATCATTCGCGGATATCGAGAAGCCAGCCTTCTTCGGACCAATCTCTGACGGTGGCCGCGACATGGCCCTGGGTGAAGAGATCGTAAAACTCATGCGGGAGACAAAGGCGTTAGGGCCTTTCCGATGCTAAATGGGTGAAGCCAGAATTGCGTTAAAACTTGATATCAGTGATGCCATTGAATCGCTTGGGAGACTCAAGCGTGAGGCGAGGAATATCACTGGACGTGGCGCGGGGAGATCAGGTGATACTTCCAACGTCGAAAGAGATGCACTCAGGCGTCAACAGGCACTTGGGGCAGCCATGGCGAGGGAAGTTAGATCGCATATCCAAGGCATTGCCGACAAGCGCAAGGCTGACAAGAAGGCAGCCGCTGACTACGTATCATTCTGGACGGATGCACTCAATAAAGTAGACCGGATGAGCCGCAAGAAGGAAGAGGCTCATGCCCGCGTTATCAATGATGAGCGCAAGGCTGACAAGAAGGCAGCGGAACAATATCAGTCTGATTGGGCTAACGCGCTCAAAGAAAGAGCAAGCCGGGAAAAAAGAACCCAAGCGGAGATCAACCGGCTTCATCAACAGGCTTTTAATGAAGACCGGAGACGGATTCGCCAAAAGCAGAATGATGAAGCTCGTCACTATGCTTGGCAGAGCCGCATGGAAGCCAAGGCTTACGCCGACAACAAACGATTCGATCAACAGCAAATAAGCAATCAGAAGGCCAGATTCTCCCGTATCGCAAACTTTGGCAGCGGGGGGATGCTGGATTCCACTTTCCAAGCCGGATTGACTCGTTTGGGGGGCATGGGTGGAGGTCCAATCTCAGACGCCACACGTAATGCTGTTACCTTCGGATTCTTCGGAAACTCATTCGGGGCCATGGGTGGCAGAGCGGCGCGAGGTGTGTCCTCTGGAATCGCTGGATCGCTCGCCGGAAAGGGTCCGTTAGGGCAGGCACTTGGGACTGGGATTTCAGGTCTGGGGGCAGTTGCCGGGGCTGCATTGCCAATTTTGGGGGCTCTCAAGGGAGCGCAGGTGGGAGCAACGGTCGGCATAGCGCAAACAGCTTTTGGGGCTGCGGTCAGTCTCTTCTCTTCCTCAGTTGGAACTCTCGCTGGAGCAGTTACGAGGCTGGTAGGGCGCGGCGTTGGCATGGCACGTAATCTTGCCATCACTGGAGCGGCGGGCACTGTGGCAACGACTACAGCGGGCGTGGCGGCGCTCTCCGCAAGAGTTAAGGCTGAAACGGCGCTCGGAGTAGTCGGGGGGCGTAATGCGGGTGACCTCGGAGCCTATGGGAACATGATGTCCCGCTCTCCAGGGAACATGTTCTCTCGTACTGGCATCATGGAGGCGCTCACTAGGTCCAGCGCCTTCGGGATGAATCCTGGCCTGGTCAAGTTCTTCATGCCAAGAATGATGAACGCTTCATCCATCTTCGGGGAGGATATCTCCGAGGGTATGCGGGCGCTATCGAGGGCGGCATTTCAGTCGGAACCGGAAGCGGCTGAGAAGTTCGGACTGAACCTGTACGAGAAGAATATCAAGCAAATGGTAGGGAACAGGTATGACCTGAACAACCCAAGGCAGAAGGCAGAGGCGACATTTCAGGCCGCTTCCATGCAGCTCGAACGTTTCCGGGGCGGAATGGGAGCGATCCGTAGGACTCCGGCGGGAGCCTTCGGGTATACCAAGAACAAGACTACCGATTGGCTTGAGCAGATTGGGGGCGGGTTCTCAGCAGGGTTCAAATTAGTCCCGCGACTGAATCAACTGGGTGACATGATTGGCTCCGATAAGAGCAAGGGGCTTGGATACAGAACCTCTCGCGCTTTAGGCAGTATGGCTGGCAAGGGCGTTGATTACCTCACCTCCACATTCTCGCAAAAGAATATCGGGTCATTCTTCTCTTCGCAGGATGAAGGCAATACTGCGAGCAAGGCGGGCGATACGGCCAAGGCGATGGTTGCCTCGATCATGGCGGGGGCTAAATCCATCCTCCAGATGGCTAACCAGTTGTGGGAAAAACTGGTCGGGGCGGATGGTTTATTCAACCGCATGAGAAAGCAGTGGGATGAGTTCAGCAACGATTGGGCAGGAAGCATCAAGAGCAAGATCATTCCTGAAATCGCTTCGGCCATGGACAGCATTTACAAGATGGTCGGGGAGGTGGGGAAAGAGTTTGGGAAAGGGGCGCTGAGCGGGGCCACAGGAGGATTGATTGGCGGAGACGGAACATCCACGGGAAGAAGAATCGCAACGGGTGGGGGGGCAGTAATTGGAGGTATTGCTGGTGCTATGGGGGCACTACCAACCGCTAATCCTTTTTTGATAGCCGGAGCCGCAGTAACGGGAATGTATGTTGGAGGCAGAGCTGGTGGGGTGGTATCAGACGTGGTCGGCTACGCCAACGGCGGCACCGTTCCTGGTCCTGAAGGCAAGGCAACTCCAGCCGTAGTTCATGCCGGGGAGATGATCCTCAATCGTAGACAGCAGAAGGAATTGTTCGGGAATCATATGTATGCCGGTGGGACGATAGCTGATGCTCCTAATCCATGGTCTCATTCAATTCTTGGAGATATATCTGGTTCATACAGAAAGTCTATGAATACAAATGACATGAGGGGTGGATATGGCTCCACATACCCCGAACCCATGACCGATTTACGCAAACCTAAGCATCTCCAAGATCCATGGTCTAATTCAATCTTCGGAGATATATCCAGCCCCGATACGAAGGATGATGGGAAGACGATGTTCGGGTCAAGTGTTACTACTGGCTTGAACGCCATTGTTGATACATTCAAAAAGATTTCAGATGAACTCGCCACCAAATACGCTCCTGAGATCAAGTCCACCAAGGAAGGTCTTCAGTCCGCAAAGGATTCCTTCATCAAGAATCTCGAAAACTCACGCCCCGGAGTGGATAGCACCTTCCAGTCGATAGCCAACGCGCTGAGCGGCGCGGGGGGCGGGATGGGGGATAGTGGAGCTGGATTAGGAACTCTCCCATCACTGCAACTACGCGGGGATCAGGGCGTTAACGTTCGCGGTGTCAGGCGGCAACGCGGGCATCATTATTCGCGTGTCGCTCCGGGCACTCAGATCCCGCTTACTCCCGAAGCCATGGCGAACATCAACCCCATCTTTAATGCGCTCTACGGCGATCAGAGCCCGCGTGAAAAAGCACTTCAATATCATCGGAGTCAAAGAACGGCTGGTTCAACCATTATCAATAACTACGGGAATCAATATCACCGTGGCGACTCCAATTCACTTATGAGACTGGCAGAGGCACTTTAACATGGCAACCCATGACACTCTCTCCATCTCGATTACAGCCCCTCCTGAATTGGTATCCACGATTACGGGAGAAATCCTATTGGCCTTCACGCCTCCACGCGGAAAGGTGCGGATGATGGACAGGGATCTTCCTGGAGTTGGCAGCATGGTCCACTTCCTTGGCCCCGCGCCGCGTACTTATTCCGCTTCAGTTAGGCTTGAATCTACTACGTTCGCTGGTCTCGAAACAAAGGATCTGGCATGGTCGAACATTGATGGGTGCCTATGCACTGTCACCATAACCCCACGGGATGGCGATGATGCAAGTGTCAGAACAGCGCAATCGTTTACGAATATGCTTGCAGCAATAAGAGACATTGCCCCGCCTATTTCTTCGGGGGATTTATTCTCTCGAATGATAACCATTGATTTCAAACAGGTCGCGCCACAGGGGGTGCCATAAACAATGACAACACTTGCCGCTGATTGGCAGCGAACACAATATAATAGTGGAGCAGCCGTTGCCCCGATCTACCCCGGAGTAATACGGGCGAGGAAGTATATTGACGTTGCCGAAAATCAATATGATCTAAGCACTCATCATAATCCTGATGAGTTTGAAATTGTTATCCCTGCGGACGGGTTGGTAGAAATAGATTACCTCCCGGTGGACAATCCGCAACTCGATCCCGTCCTGGAGATATGGTCTGGGTCAAGAAAGTCAGGGAACCAATTTGAGAAGGTTACTGGAACAGGTGCTTTGACTGGATATCAGGTGCGAGTTTACCCTGGCCAGCAATCACTCGATTTCAGCACTGACCGGGCCGGTGAACTTGCATATGTGACCGTATCTACCGCTGGGAGTGTTGTTACGGCTTCTGCGCTGAACCGCGTCTTCGCTGAAATACGGGCTATGCAGCTGGCAATGTCTACAGGCTCAGGGGGCGGCGGAGAGTCATATGCTGTCATATCTGGGGAGGATATCCCGGCTGATTCTTTCGTCTACTTTGCTCTCGATTCTGGGACGCTTAAATGCTATTTGGCAAAGAGCAACGATTCAACCATGTGCGCGGTAGGGTATGTGGCAGTAGCAGCTTCAACGGGAGCAATCGCAACGGTCATATTCAGTGGAATCCAGACCACCATTGGGAACCGCCGTAACGCAACCATCCCCACCGGGGCAGTCCTTTTCCTATCCAAGAATCCTGGCCACCTCACCTGGAGCACGGATGCAGATCAAGCATACAACCTGGACGCTACGGATGCACGGATAAAACTCGGAGTTTACTTCTCTGCGAATGTTGGCCGAATTTCAATTGAACCTAATGCGGTGTGGAGCGATTAACAATGGCAATGACCCTAGAAATGCCTTGCAACCCCCACCTATCTTATATGGGCTTATGCGCTATGGGAGCTGCTGGTATTGGGTTCAATGGACATGGCCGATTGACCTCATATTTGGTGTCAAGTGATGGTGCCGTGGTGACAATCAATGGGGGCGCTGAAGCCACCTACAATGGCGTCTCACCGCACATTAAGTCATTTCTGTATGGACTCTATCACTCAGAGGACGATCAACTAAACACTTCCGTTACGCGCCTGACACAGCGTTCAGATATCGTATTTGACGCCATTCCATTACCAAAGGGGTCTTCCTGGAGAATCTATCCGGGACCATTCTCTACCGCCCAGAAGAGAAATCTCCTGCTCCAGTGGGAGGGTGATTCATACACCGAGAGGTACAGGGTCTACCATTCCCTTTTGGCCGATTATTCCGATGCAGTTATATGCGGAACGAGGTCTATCAATTCAGAAATCATTGTTGTCAATACGAGCGGGACTAGTGGAGTCCTAGCTGTCACTGGAGTGGATGGGCCCGTCGGTCCTGAAGGAAACTACTCAATAAATGTCACCCGGCTGACCGCTGAGGACGATATCACCATCACAGTGGTGGATAATATCGAGTCCACAACATCCGAAGCAACCACATGGGATGGTAATTCATTCAGTTTCGGGAAAGGCTTGATGGGGGTCTTAACTGAACCCTGGCCTGATCTCGGAACAACTGTTTTCGTTGTGACGGCGGAACCAGATAAATCATATCTCCTGCGCAACCCAAGTGATGCTACACACTACTTTAAGGTCAGGGCATTACGCGGTGCAGATGGGACCTATGCAGACTCAGCATGGGAATCAAAGACCATCGTGAATCCTCCTGGCCCCGTCAGTGGAATTGACGTGGAGTTTGTTTCCACTTCTTCGGTAAACATTACGTTCACGATGCCTGCGGACGCCGATATCGCTGGGTTCCACATTTTCGTGGGGGAAAACTGGAAGAATGGGAATTACGTCCCGCATTGGCACCCCAAGGTTACCTCCAGTGCCGTAGCCAACGAATCTGTTACGGCGGTAGTAGGTGGGTTGGCGGTGGACACCACCTATTGGTTTTACATTCGCGCCTTTGATTCTTCTGGGATGGATGATGAAACAACCAACGTATCAAAATTCTTCCTGTCATCTACGGCGGTCAGCTACGGAGATGTCGAAGCTCCGTATGACATTGTTGCAGAAGCCACTGATCTTAACGAGGTCACGATCACAGTTACTACAGACAAGAGGGAGTCATCGGTTGTCATCTATTCAGACGGCGGCACAGGAACCATAGATTATACGACGGCCTATGCGACACTTGAATCCTCCACGCGGGTAGATCAATTCGCCAATGAGTTTGGAACTTATACGACCATCCTGACTGGGATCACGGCGGGAGATTACCTGTTTGGCGCTCGCTGTGAAGTGAACGGAGCCAGCGACGGCAATACTGACATATATGATGATGTGACGGTCTATGGTACGGCATTAACCGCACCTTCCGATCTGACAATCACTGAGGTGCCTACAGATGGGTAGAATCACAGTGACCAGCACAGAGAAGGTTTACACACAGTATCCGCGCCTAAAGGTTACCGTGTATGACCCGTGGTTTCAGAAGAAGGTAAAGATTTCCGATGGGCAGATCCTATATCCGATCAGGAGTTCAATGGCTCCTGGTGAATATGGAGGTACCGGAGAATTTCTGCACACAGCCCACGCCTTCGCCTCATTTCAGGATGATGATTTCGAGAGGCTGATCGGCTGCTACATTATCGTTTCTCTCAAGAACACAGTCATATGGGCAGGAGTTCTAACAAAGGTCCAATATCAACATGAGGCGAGCGAAAGCAGCGGAGTCAATCAAGTCACCTACCATGCCCGCGATCTGTGGCACGCGGTAGCAGACAAGGCGATTCGTGGCACATTCTATGGCACTGGTACCACGATTGAGCACCTGCTCCTATATCTGCAAGGAAAGTCTTTCACGGTTCCAATCACGATTGGAGGGACCAGTACATCCTCCAATACGAAGTGTTATCTCCCAACCAACAAGAAGGGCGATATCATTGTCGATATCAACGAAGAGTCTTTCGAGACCGGTTCTTCCTATATTTGGAGTCATGGCTATTCCAACATAGACATTGCCAAACTCATCGTGGACGTTGCTGAAGAAAAGCGGTTCGACATGGTGGGTATCCGTCCCAACCCGCTCGGCTCGGATACGATTGGAACCATAGAAGCTATTTCCTATTCAGAAATCCCGAAGGCCATTGTCATTGGCGTCCCGTCGGAAACAGATTTCGAGGCTCCCGTTTATCTGCCAAAGGTACTCAGCATCACGGGCGACATGGACATGTCCGGGTGCGTAACGGATATCCATGCCATCGGCGGGGAGATAACCGAATCGTGCAGTGTGCAGTTAATTCCTGCATGGCCATCCGAATTAGAAGCGGAGTTGTTCGCATCCCCCGTGAAGGCCTACTCCGAGCCGCATATTTATGGCGGCATCGGGCGCGTCTGGTATTTGGATATTTCTCCTGAAGTGTCGAACATCATCCCCTTCAGTGATATCGCCGAACCGCGTTACTGGACAGATGATGACAACTGGAAAAACCATGCCGGGAATGCTTCTGACGCTTGCAGAATATGGGAATATAATGGTCCTCTTTCTGATACTGACAAGGAGGATGACACGCTCTGGAGGGAGTGCGGTGAGCAGTACATCATTACCCAATACAATAAAGACAATGCCAATACGAAGGTCTCGCGCTTCGGCAAAATGGCGCGTTTGGGATGGTTCAACAAAACTCTTGGCTTGGTGATTTTCAAGGAACCCCAATTACGCAAGGGTTGGAAGATTGATCCAGACACAAAGAAACTTGTTGAAAATACTGAGGATCAAGGTCCCAAGACGCTCGTATTTCAGGGTATCCGTAGTTTAGGGACTATGGGCTACAACACGGGGCATAAGGGCCCCTACCCACGTCCACGCTGGAGATATTTGGCCAACACGATATGGAGAAAGCACCTTGAGTCACACTATTCAGGAACAGCAACCTATTTCAACCGCCGTTACACCATGGGTGAACAGGGCCGCGTCGAACAGGACAACAACTCTTCCTTTGATTACTCCTATGCCATGCAATTGGCCGCGCTCCGCAAACAAAAGGAATGCGCTAAGCCAAGAAACAACATCACCATATCTATCTCCGGTCTGGATACCTCATGGTGGTTTGGTGACTGGATTAAGCAAGTCATGGATACCGATGGGAATGTAGTCAAGGACAATCTCGATTGGTATGTAAGAGAAATTGAGCATGAATATGAGACGTTAACAACCATTCTATCAATGGGGCAGAGATACGATGGGTGAGCATACAATAGGAGAATTAGTCAACCAGACCCGCACCATGGATGAGGAGGGTACCGTCTTCAGGGATCTTCTTCAGGCTCTCACTATGGCCAGCGAGAGCGGCAAAGGTCTAACGACACTGTTGTCCGGGATTACTGACGGGTGTGGCAATTTCGGTCTGTTTGATGACTTTCTGCGCATGAGCGGGACAGGCAAAGAGGATATTGATGAGGAACGTAAATCAAAGGCCTGCATTAAAGCGATTGACGCTCAGGTGATATCGCAAGAGGGGGATGTTGGGGATCTGTGGCAATTCGTGAAAACAGCATCAGATGGAAGACCAATATCTGTTAGTGGATATTTGTACTAATGTCAGAATATAGCCATTACAATTTGCGAGCATTAAGATCGCAGGCCTTGGTTAGGCTGAACTGGGCTGAGACTTTAGATTTAATTCTTGACAGACTCAATAGTCTGGAATCATATCTATCACAACCACTATCAAGTTGGTATGGGACTGATCCTAACACCGGGACTGGATATGGTTCCCAAGGTAATAGTACCTGCCCTCACCTTCGTATTACATATGATGGAGCGCCTTTACGTATGTATATCCGTGATCGCGTGGACATGCTGAGAGGGATGCTTGGGGCTCCAGATTTCCCTTGGGAATATACCCCAAACAAAGAAGATTTCGACAATGCTCATCCGCGCTGCGGAATTGATGCACGTGGGTTACTAGAAATGCTTGAAGCAATCGGAAGGGAATATGATATTTCCGGTAAGAAATATATCAGGCATTGGGTCGAAACAATAGATGATGATGTAAGGGAATACGATATTGGAATATCTACCACTATAACATCGACATATGAAAGAATAATTGGCACAAAAAGTAGTCTTGGTTATGAGATAAATCACGGTCATTTTGTGAATTGGAAATGGGATATAGATAATGGAGAAGTAATATCTGAAACAGGAAGTAATAATATAAACATAATTGGTTTTGGAGTTAATACAGAAAATGTTGATGAGGCTGATATAAAAATATCATCTACCATAAGAGAATCATATTGCACCCCAGTAGATGACAATGATGAATCAGTTATAAACATGGAAGGTTATGACTGGGTTGAAGAAAGTGGCGCAGCGTATGTTATTATCATAGGAGATACAACACAAAATGGTGATGGTGGGTCCGAAACTTTAACGGGTGATTATTCGCACGGCGGGGTATGGGAATATGATGGATATGGTGGTTGCAGCGGATCTCACCATATAATGGGTGGAGACCCACTTGGGGTTCGCATAGATGATTTTGGAGAAGAGATACATCCGAGTGGACAAATAGGGGATGTTGTAGGTTCTAATTATGATAAATTCATCCCTATAGTATCTGTTGACTCTCAAAATGAATCCATAAAAGTATCAATACCAGGAATAGTTTCATCATGGAATAATGATTCATTAAAATCATATTTTAATGAGATGTATTTATCAGCAACGACATTTATTGATAAATATTCAGACCATATGTCAATAGATCATCTTAAATCAAAATATGATGCTTTCCCGCATGGGGATGAATTGGGTGAAGTTGATTGGGCTTTAGGAGAATCAGAAATACAAGGGCGCGGTAAATTTCAAGCATCTTCTTGGGCTTACGCGTTTTATAAAAAAACTCAAGCACCATCAAGCAAATGGTTACTTTGGACAAAGACACATTTACCACCGGATTGGCTTACCCGGCTGAAAGCATGAGGAGGAATAGCATGAAAAGACTTGCATATATTTTGTTCTTAATCGTGTCCATGGCTCAGGCGGCAACGGTAGACCTGCACACGGATGATTATGATGGGTTCACGTATAACGGCCAACCTGGAATGCAATCCCCGAATGTGTGGTTTCCGATTGGCGGGGGAGGCTATGAGGGTGCTTGGGGTGAGTTTGCGGTTGGGAATAACTCCTGGATCAATGAAATAGATGGCACCGTTGTTGAAAATAGTAATCAGGCCGTGATCTCTTTCAGAATCACTCCGGGGGATGTCCCAGTAGGATCACCAATTACCAATATCCGGTTGGGGATGAATATCAGGGATTGCACCTTCCAGTCACCTCAGCAGATATGGGTATACCTCCTCAAGAGAACCCGTGGGGCAGGAACACTTAGTGCCCCAACCTGGAACTACATCGGCCCCGATCTGCAATGGGCCAACATTGCTGCTGGGGGGGGGGAGAGTTGGATGACTGACCATACCTCCCCAATTGATGTACATGACGGAATGGCAACGATATCTTCAGTTGTCAATACCCCATTCAGCGATACCTACACAAATTATGAAGTTGATGTTGACTCAATCTTCAACGGGAAAGTTCCAACGGTAGGCTCCGGGAGCCCAATGGACCTGTCATTCCTTGTCATGGCAGGTTGCGAAGACTCCATGATTTACATTAGCAATAATGCGAATGACCGGGATGATCCCATCTATTTGAGGTTGACATATGAGGGGAACACGATCCCCACTCCTACCGTAACGGTTACTCCGAATGGCGGTCTCACCCCCACGTTTACTCCCACCGTGGCGACACCCACTCCTACACAAACGGTCACTAAGACCCCCACGCCAACGAATACCGGAGCCACCCCAACACCCACGCCAACCAATACAGGGGCCACTCCCACTATTACCCCTACGGTTACGAAGACATGGACGCAGACCCCAACGAGCACGAATACTCCCACTCGCACTCGGACTGTCACTCGTACCAATACCACTGGATCAACGCCTACCCCCACGCTAACCCGCACAACTACGCCTACGTTCACCACGATACCCACGGCTACGATTACCAACAGCCCTACGGCGGGGGCGACTTCAACCCAGACCCCAACATGGACGGTAACCCCAACCTTTACGGTAACCCCAACAAAAACCATTGTGGCGACAAGCACCCCACAAGGGAACAAATTGCTCTCTTCAGATGCAAGCGGACATGCCGTCAAAGCTACATCGTCTCATATCGACACACTTGATGCTGACACGATCACAGTGGATTCTCTCGAAGCATCTTCTGCTAGCATCTCAGCCGCATATCTCACCATTGGTAATAGTATCCTTCTTAATCGTGGAGGGATTTCCTTCGATACAGGAGCACGATGGGATACCACTGGGACTTTCCGCCTCGATAGCGACACGTATCTGACTCAGAATGGTCTGCTGTACCTGAGTCAGGAAGCGGTGCCGCCATACCTGTCGAACTCATGGGACGCAACGAGTGGGGTGCTGAACCTCTACTCTCCTGGAAGAACTGGAACGTTGAACCTCGGTTACGGGACAAACGGGTTCACGCTGGGTGGGTACTATACCACTGAGGGTACCATCGGCTTCGGGACCGATGACTACATCACACTTGATGTCACTGACTCAGCAGTAGAGTTTAACGAGACCAACACCTCTCTTCGGGCGGACTCCCCTGAACTGCATTTCGGAGCGGAGCAGGGCGGGACTGGCAAGGGTGAGGCCTATATCAAGTGGGATACCACAACCAATACCTTCAACATCGGCGACTACACTTACCCCACGCCAGGGGCGGTAAATGCTGTCACGATAGACACGGATGACAACAGCGTCACCATTGCGGGGGATCTAACAGTCACAGGTACGCTCTATGGAGTGGAGCCGGTCTCGATCATCAATGCGGCACAGGTGACGGCGGGCACGTTCGGGGCGGGGGATTATGTGTTTCCCGGAAATGTCACCCTTCCCAATGCGAGTACGTTCATCGGCGAGATCATCAAGGCCGTGGACACCACGGGTGTCATCGTACAGGACAAAGACGGGAATGCGATAGCGACCTTCAGTGATACGAATACACTTGTCGTTTCGTGCCCATCAAACTCCGGAGTGAATGTATCCGCAGGGAATTTTCAGGCGATCAACGCAAACTCTGCATACAATTACGGGGTCCTCTGCCAGGCGGCGGATGGAGCAGGAAATACAATAGGAGTCTACGCAACGGCCAGCGGTGCAGCGTGCGGCGGGTACGTTGCGGCAATGCGAGGCGTGAATGGCAGCACAACGAACACTACCAAATATGGTGCCCTTCTTGTATCGAACGGAGCCAATGGGACAAATTACGCAGCGCATCTTACCGCTTCCGGTGGAACCACAAACTGGGATGTCTACACAGATGGGACCAAGAGCAGGATTGCGGGGATGCTTCAACTCACTGACACCGGTCAGCAGATCACGGTGGACACGTCTGCCAATCAATTCCTGTTCGGCAATTCGACCACGGCCAACATGCTCAGCATCGACACGGACACGGGCGCGGTGATCGCCACGGGCGGGCTGACCATTGGCGGGAGCCTGAACCCCGGAACTGATTTCTCAGTCACCGGTCAACTCCTGTGGTACGACGGCACAAACATCGTGGGTATCGCAAGCGTTGGGGCATCGGGCGAGGTGCTCAAAAGCCAGGGAGCCGGGCAACCCCCGATATTCGCGGCGGTCTCTGGAGCTCACGATGCAGTCACTGTGGGTGGCTCGTATGACTACATCACCCTCAGCGGGCAGGTGTTGACCAGAGGCCAGGTGGATCTCACCACAGACGTTACCGGTGTACTCCCAGACGCAAACGTAGCAACGACACTGGCACGTGACAGCGAGGTCCCCAGTCTCATCACGGGCGGCGGTAGCAGCATTGTCACGTCTAACCTCGATCCAAGTCTTGCACTGGTTAGTTCCTCCACTGGCAAGGTGGATGAGTCAGCGGTGTCAACTACAGAACTCAACTACGTGGATGGTGTTACCTCTGCGATCCAAACGCAACTGGACGGGAAGTCCACGAAAACCTTCACCGCCAATCGCGCCATGCAGAGCAATTCGAGCACTGGCCTGCTGGAGGTATCGAGCACGGTGGACACCACTGAACTCGGATACCTGAACGGGGTGACCTCTGCGATACAAACCCAGATCAACGGCAAACAGGCGGCCATTACTGGGAGCGCGAGCAGCATTGATACTGAGACGCTGACAGGTTCGCGGGCGCTACAAACTGACAGTTCAGGATTGGTGACTACATCGGCGGTGACCTCCACAGAGTTGGGATATTCGCATGGGGTGACAAGCGCGATACAAACCCAGATCAACGGCAAACAGGCGACCATCACAGGGAGCGCAACTACAATCGACACTGAGACGCTGACGGCATCAAGGGCATTAGTCACTAATTCAGACGGGGATATTGCCGTAAGCCTTGCAACGTCCACGAACCTCGGATATCTCGCGGATGTTTCCGGAATGGTTCAAGCCCAGATAAATGCAAAGCAGGCGACATTAACAGGATCAGCGAATCAGACGATTCGCTTCTCCGGGACAAATGCTGTTGCGGCAAGTTCCGTGCTGACAAACGATGGGACCAATTTGGTTACCACGGGTAACCTCACGATGGCAAGCGCAAAGGTGTTGACCAATGAGATCATTAAAGCGGTGGATACCACTGGTGTCATCGTGCAAGACAAAGACGGGAATGTCATTGCGACATTCGGGGATGACAACACAACGGCATTTTCTGGGGACATCTCTGTACCTCAGTACGGTTACGCATATGCCGACAACATCGGCGTTCATACCAGCTTTGGCGTCACTCGTTTTGATACAGACGATGTACTCCTTAGCGCGAACACAAGCAGCGGTACGACATATTTCAGGATTGGGGATACCGATGACTCAGCAGCAGATTACTATTGCACGTTCAGTGCAACTTCTGGAACAGGCGGGTATTTCCTGGGGCAAACTGAGGCGCAGGGATTGGCGTGGACACCTGCTACAAATAGGGTGTACCTGAATGGGAATGGATCTGTGTATGTCAACCTCGATTCCGGGAACCTGTCCACTTCGCAAGTGTTCGCGGTCAAGCATAATGATTACGACACGGATGGCGGGACTCTCCTTGAAGTGACCGAGGCGGGAGCCACCACGATAAACGGATCAGCCTCGATCACTGGAGATCTGTCTGTTGGAGGAGTTATTAAAATGTCCAGTGACACCTCCATTTCAGTGTCCGCTGGAGCCATTACAGTCACGAAATCATTCCACACAATAACAGCTCTCATGTCTCCATGCTCAGTCACCACAATCAACGGTGGCGCGGACGGGAATGTTCTTATTCTCAGGCCGCACACGTTCGGGCGTACATTCACATTTCATGATGGAGACGGGAACATCCAGTGCGGGAGTGACTTTGTTATGGACAACGTAAACGATTATGCTTGTTTTATGTATATGGACGATGCGTGGTATCTCCAATATAAGAGTCTTGACAACTAAGGAGAATAGAAATGAGAAATGCAGTCGTTGTAGCAGCATTGGTGGCGGTGGTGGTGCTTGGATGTTATTGCCGCAGGTGCCAGGGGCAGGAAGCGGCAACTGCTACGGTGGTCGTAAACGCAACCGAAGTGGCGACATGGAAGGCCTCGGTATTCAACGGGCTGAACCGGTTGAACGGTGACCCGTATGGATCGGTCTGCAACATCCTGTTGACACAAGCATTGGGGTTCCCTTCGATCCCGTCCGGGACCGGCACCGTGAATGTAGCGGCGTCACAGCACGCAAAGTTCCTTGCCATTGCGAAGGCCATTAACGTGGCCTTGGGTGTAGCCATCGTGCAGCAAGCCACGATCCTCGAAGACAACCGTGAGGCTATTGATGCTGCGATTGCATCGGCCACAGATACGATTGCCGACACGCGGCAACGTGCAGCATTTATCTCCAAGGCGCGGGCGCTCAGAAAGGGGAAGTAGAATGCCTGAGGTGACACGGGAGGAAATGAATGGGTTGCGTGACGACATGACCGAGGTAAAAGAAATCTGCCTCAAGACATACCGGAAACTGTTTGAAACCAACGGGGGGCCCTCCGTGTTGGATCGGCTGTCACGTGTAGAGGATGCACAGAAGGCCAGTATGGAGGACAGGTTATCGCGTGCGGAGGAAGCCCGGAAGGCCAGCGCGGAGAGCAGGAAATGGCGCTTCGGTATTTACGCAACGGTGATCGGATGCCTAGTAGTGCAGGCGGTTTGCACGGTTGCCCCGCTGATCGTGAAATTGGTTGCGACACCATGAGCGAAACGTTTACTGTGATTTATGAGGTACCCGGAGCGGTGCGGCCACATCGATACCCGGTCAGCGGGGACAATGCGGAGATTGACGCTCTTCGGTTCGCGGCGAAATACCCTGGAGCGCGAATCAGGCGCGACGGGGATAACGCATACTATGACTACAGGAGCGGGCAATGGGTTCCTCTGAGCAACAATTAAGCGAGCACTTGAAACGCAGCGAGGTGGCCTGTAAATGCGGGTGTGGATTCGATCAGCTCACTCCCGGAGCGGCGGATTTGTTCGAGAGAATCCGCGCCATAGTGGAAATGTGTCAAGGGGAAGAAGTGCCGATCCTAGTAAACAGCGGGTGCCGATGTCACACACACAACGCCATGGTGGGAGGGAAGGCGAATGGCCCACACACGCGCGGGATCGCTCTCGATCTGCCTTGCCCACCAGGCATGACACTCGATGAGTTCCACGGAGTTTGTCTTGCGGCAAACCCAAATGGAGGGGTAGGATTTTACCGAAGAAAGAACTTTATCCACGTGGACGATCGCGGAACGAAGGAGAGGTGGGAGGAATGATATGGGGAATTGTGGGCACCATTGGCTTATGTGTTATGTATTTTGTGATTGGATATGCCGTGGGGACAATGGTTTCGGCGGGTCGAAAATCCGATGAGCAATCCAAACGGGAGTTTCGACGATTGGGGGCGGAACGGGAAAACAGAATCGCGCCACAGGGATCTGGAGGAAACTCCGGAGGGGCAGCGATCATTCGTGAACAGATGGAGCTTCGGCCCGAAGGGGTTCCAGTCCATATCGCTCCCGAAGTGGCTACTACAGATGTTCCTAAAAATGTTCCAGAGAAAAAACCGCGCGCGAGGCGTGCGAAAAAGACCGGGGAGGTGAAGACATGAGTGCGTTGGCAGGGTATAAGACTTACATTGCGGCGGTGGCCATCGGCGTTCTGACAGCATTGCAGTACGCGGGCTTTGTCTCGGATGGAATGTTTGAGAGTGCGCTTGCGGCGCTGACTGCATTGGGACTGATCGCGTCTCGCGTTGGCTCCGTAAAAGTCGACGACCAGGAGAAGTGACATGACCTGCTCTTGCGCAGTCCCTACATTGATGGTGCTTGCTCTGTGGTGTGGGGGCTGCGCATATGTCGTCACCCCCTCGCAGAGAGCGGAATGGGTGGACAGACTTGCATCCGCTGAAGGGAGGATATCCTCCAGCAGAACCGAGGCGCAACGAATCAACGACATGGCGTACAACAATCAACTGGCACTAAACAACGGCATTCATGCCCTTGAGGGTGAAGCTGGTGACGCGGATGCAGAGTTTAATCGGGCGGAGATAAAGCGATGGAGTGCAGCGCACGAAACCGCAATGGGCAACATCAAAGACGCGGAGCAAGACCTAGCGCTATTGAGGGACGATATCGAAGGAGGCGGATGGTGATGACACGGCGTGAGTTGGCGGAGCAGATTTACTCGGACATGGTGGCACGGTACATGTTCGACGCATCTCCGGGGTTGACCGGGGACTATTTTGAGAAGCAGATGGATCAATTCGCTGAGGCTTCAATCGTGGCAGCGAAAGCATTTGTACACGCGGCCAATGAGAGAGAGATGGTGTAATGCGCATTCAACCCTATGAGCCACCGGAAGAGCCCCCAGTCCAGACTGAAATCGTGGTTCCTCAGGAACCGATCAATTTCCCTGGTATCTCTGGCTTCGCTGAGGACCAGGCTCACCATATCGCCTGTGGTTGGATTGATCGGATCATCGCGTGGTTGCGCAACCTCAAGCGCCGGCTGTGGTTGCCAGTGCCGGATGATAATCCACCCGAGGAGCCACCCCAACCGCTCTCACCAACACCGTAACGAGTTTATCCACCACCTCTGCTGTGGTTCCATTTAGTCCCCATGCCCTTGGGGGCTTTTTTTATGGGTAGCTCATTGATTCAATCCAAATGCAATCCGGATGCAATCAATTTCTGTAACATGCTGATATTGCTAAACATACGATTGCATCGAAAAACGTAATTCCAAAACAATCCGCCGTAATCCGATGCAATCGGTGGACATTCCGTTGGACATTTTTCTTGGCGAACCTCGCGTAACCACCACATAACACTAGACATACGCCTGACATTGGGTGGCCAAACTCGAACAGGATTAGTACCCTCCTGTTTTTGCAAGACTTACATGATCTGAACAGAAAAGTATGAAACAAGAGTGACTTTCCTATTGACAACGTGTGTGGTGTAGCCCTATGTTTACCACATGATGATGGATTTCGAGCGGGCAATTTTAACATTGATGGCAGAGAAAGGAATACGATCTCGCCGCGAATTGGCGAGATTGGCAGGCCTTCACATAAACACAATTGGGCATGTCATGAGGATGCAAGACGGCATCCCGATTCGATCCCTGCCTGACATAGCGAGGGCGCTCGGAGTCACTCCCAGTGAGGTTATTCGACGTGCGGAGCAACCCAATGACTGAACTCGTTCAATCTGCATTTGACTACGAAATGCTGCCTGCTCATCAGGTGGTGCTTATTCAACAGGTGGCGCAGGAAATCAAAGCCGCCGCCCGGCGGAGTGCCGACTGCATCCGAGAGATCGGGGAGATGTTGATCGGCATCAAAAAGATGATTCCACACGGGCATTGGGGTGCATGGTTGGCAACAGAGTTTCAGTGGAGCGAGTCAACTGCATTGCGATTTATGCGAGTGGCTGAAATGTTCAAATCCGTCACAGTGACGGATATTTACCTTGGGTATGATGAGGAGGGTGAGCCAATCAAATCCGCAACCGTTGCGGATTTGGGATTCGGAGCTCGTGTCCTCTACATGCTCTCCGCTCCCTCCACGCCGGAGCCTGTGCGTGAGGCAGCAATTGAGATGGCCAAAGCGGGGGAGCCAGTGACGGCTAAAACCGTGGCTAAACTCAAGGCGGAGCACAAAGAGAAATCACAACCTGAACCAGAACCGATCGATCTCGGCGAACCCCAACCGGAGAGCGAGTATCCGGAGGAGGAGGATTACGATGCGGGTGGTGTCGAGGATCCAGAGCCAGAGGATGAGGGAGATTTGACCCCGGACCTCGACACCGTCCCGGAGCAGGAGGATTACGATGAAGCAGAATATGAGATGGTTCCGCCGGAGGAACCGGAGATGGATGAGGAGGATGAGGGAGATCCTGATCCGCGAAATCTGGCAGAGGAAATCAATGCGTCCCGCGTGAGGTGCGAGAGGATCGCAGAGTACGCGGAGATCGAAAACGCATGGAGTGACTACACGCCGGCACAGGCGCGGTATCTGCTGGCTCTAGCATACGCTGAGCGGGATTGGATGAATGAGATGATAAATGACTTGGAGAGGATCAAGAATGAATCATGAGCGAACCACTGAGTATTCAGGAGAGGGCTGCCGAAATGCTGCGAGGTGTCCCGGACATGTGCAGGCCGTCGCATATTTCCGCAGCTATCGGGGTGACTTCACAGTGCATTATCGACCACCTCAAGCGGGGTCACATGCCAATAGTGAGGCTCCCGTCCGGGCATCGGCGAATCCCGAAACCGATTCAGAAGAAAATCGTCGAGGAGTTTATTCGGCAGGGATGGAACGGGTAAACGGTGCGAATCAGCACCATTATTACGCAGGAGGGATAAAATGAACATCGGAGATTACGTAATTGTCAGGGCTTATGCGGCTGGAGTGTTTGCTGGAACAATCAAGTCACAGAGTGGTGATGTGGTGACACTCACCAACGCGAGGCGAATCTGGTACTGGGATGGAGCAGCATCTCTATCTCAGTTGGCGATGGAAGGCACATCTAAACCGGGTAACTGCAAATTCCCAGCGCCGGTAAACGCAGTTGAGATTCACGGCGTTATCGAGATTTTGGAAACCACGCCAAACTCGCGTAAATCCATCAAGGAGGTTCCGGCGTGGACAGCGTAAATGACGGCTCCGGCTCCGGCTCCGGCTCCGGCTACGGCTACGGCTACGGCTCCGGTTCCGGCTCCGGCTCCGGCTACGGCTACGGCTACGGCTCCGGCTACGGCTCCGGCTACGGCTAAGGCTACGGTTCCGGCTCCGGCTCCGGCTACGGCGACGGCTCCGGCGACTAATGTCAAACACACGTCACGATAAAATCGTCAGGCACCTGTTGGCGTTGGAAGCAGCGATATCGGTCTGGAAAGACAACGTAATGACTGACCCATATTCGATAATCATTCGCCTGGGTTTAACGGCTGACTGCATTAGAGACATCATGGAGGCCAGTAATGATGCTACTCGATAACGGAGAGGAACGGTGGTGTGTAGTTGAGCATCGTGGGTTTGGTCCGAACCACAGGACCTGCGTAATTTGCGACAGACTCACGTGTGCAGAGGCCTGGGGGTATATCAGTCGGCAGGCGACACGGTTCGGAACGAAAAGACGCAACCTCCACGCCCATGCGTATCGACCTGATGGAGTTTACGATTTTAACGAGGCCGACCAGTACAGGATTTGACGGGCAGTCTCCCTTTCCACGGGGAGGACAACCACTCCCCTTTTTTTGAGCATGACAGATCAGCCTAGCTCCCTGATCTGTTCCCCCAGGGAGGGGGTTTACCTTTCGTCCCCCTCCCGAATAAATGTGATCTCGGCAGCATATTAAGAACGCGGAATAGTGGGCTGCCGTGGTAGTAAAGGAGGGGGTGCTTGGCATCCCCTCCCCTGGAATGCAAGGAGGATGAAATGACAACAGGTAACGCAAGTTTTGAATTTCATGGTGATGCCGATGGGGTGCACATGGGGGTGGTTCGCGGACTGGATACAATTTTCGAAACAACACTCGGCAAAGACGCTGCCATGTCTATCGCTGTATCCATTGTACGGGAGGTCGATAATCACGTCCGCATGGCAGAGGAGCGTGCATATCAGGAGGATATCACCAGGTTAATCAATGAACTATACAAACAATCTCTGGCCAACACGAACGTATCGCATGAAATCATCATTAAGTTGTGGGAGTTCAACAATAAACACAATGCCGCTATCGCTGCAAGGGAGAATGGTAAACATGACTGAACTGGAAATTGCACGCCACACGTTGATGCAGGAGCTGGAGTCTCTTCTGGACTTTTCCGAACTCTATAACACAATTCTGAAGTCGCGTCTGGAATTGATGCGGCGTATCCAGCGCGGGGTCCAGGATGCTGAGTTTTCACTAGATGTTCAGACAAATGCTGAAATACGTGAAAAGTGGATTCGAGAGGATGAGGCTGCTCGTAATCTGGGTGAGTCACCCAGTTAACCCAACGCGGGGGCGGGGTGTGCGCGTCAGCAGTTCCAGGCACTGTACGATTCAGACACACACAATTCAATTGCCACACCCTGCTCCGGGAGGTTTCAATGGACGGCAATGTTTTACACATCAACCCACCCAGACCAGCGTTAATACTGTACGCCAATGGCGAGGTACTCCTGGACTGGCCCACATGGAGATCGCCTGAGAATCTGAGGGATTGGGCCAGAGATTTACGGCCACACGCCGAACTGATTGTCGTGGAGGAAAAGTAGTGCCAATCACTGAATATCAATTGGAGCAACGAAAGAAGCATATCGGTAGTTCCGATGCAGCTCCTATCCTTGGCCTGTCTCCATATCGTAACGCTTACGATATTTGGTTGGACAAGACTGGAAGAATAGAGGCCTCAGAAGAATCTCAGAAAGGGTCTGAGGCCATGGATATCGGGAAGATGGTCGAAAATGGGATTCTCGATTGGGCCGCGAATGAACTCTCTCTTAAGGTAATCAAAAATCAGTACAGGGTTCACAAGGATGGCATTTTAAGCGCCACCCATGATGCCATTGCCGATCATCTCCCTGAAGGTCTTGAGGCTAAAACTGCTGGCCTGATGGGGCCCCTACGGGATTCGTGGGGGGAAGCCGGGACGGATGAGGTTCCAGATCACGTGTTAATCCAGTGTATGCACCAGATGATCGTAAGCGACCTGGATGTAGTTTATGTTCCTGCATTGCTGGGTGGACGGGGGCGAGTGCTTTATCGCGTTAATAGGGATGAGGATTTGTGCAGGTCCATGCTGGATAAGTTGACGGCCTTCTGGGAGAATTATGTAGTTTCAAACGTCCCGCCGCGTGATCTCATGCCTTCAATGGATGTAGCCAAAAAGATTCGCCGTGAGCCTAACTCCAAGGTCTCTCTAGGGGAGGATCTCGTACAGGCTTGGCTTGCGGCCAAGGAAGAAAAGAAACGCGCTGAAGAGAATGAGGAGTCGGCTAAATTAGCCCTTATTGCAGCCCTTGGAGAAGCTGAGTCAGGGGAATGCGAAACAGGGTTCGTAACATACCTTGAGCAATCAAAAAGATCCGTAGACATGAAAGGCTTACGCGAAGCCTACGGCGGAATGGTGTCGCAATACGAATCGAAAACGAAATACCGGGTGCTCCGGTGGAAAGAGGCCAAGAAGGATGAGTAATCAAGAATCAATGCTTACAGAAATGCAACCCTCACCTGTTACTGTAATGCCCATGGTAAATCAGGAAACAGGGGAGATGTTCCCTGGATTTGAACGGGGATCTCTCTCTACGCAGGTGAATGATAATCAAACCGGCACTCTATCGGCTATGGCCCGCGAAGAATCCGAACTACGCGCCTCAGTGGTCATGGCGAAGCGATTCCCGCGATCTGAGTTGGATTGCTACAACAAGATCATTCGTTCCTGCCAGAGGCCATCTTTCGCGGCAACCGCATTGTACCGCTTCCCGCGTGGAGGGCAGGATATCGAGGGCCCTTCAGTAGACCTAGCACGCGAGTGCGCACGCTGTTGGGGAAGCATCCGGACTGGGCTCAGGATTGTGTCGGAAGATGAGAATTGGATTCATATCAAGGGGTATGCCTTCGATATGGAAACAAACATCTATGTCGAAATGGAAGATAAGTTCTCGAAGTTGATCCAGCGCAAGAACAAGGCCACTGGGGAGACCACGTGGCTCAAGCCGGATGAGAGGGATCTCCGCGAACTGGTTAACAGGCGTGGGGCAATCTGTATGCGCAACGCCATCCTCCAGGTCATTCCTCCCGATGTAGTTGACGACGCCAAAACGCAAGCCAAGGCCACGATGGTTAAGATGGCATCAGGCGGAATCAAGACCGACCGGGAAGGAAGTATTCGTAAACTTGTCATGGCTTTCAGTAGCCACGCCATCACTGTGGGCATGATTGAGGGGTATCTCGGTCACAAAGTTGACTTGATGAATGATGAGGAGATGGCAGACTTACGCGCCATCTTTAAGAGCCTACAGGACGGCCAGGCGAAGCGCGAAGACTTCTTTATGGTCGGGGCCCAACCCAATGATGAAAACGCAGCAGAGGGGTCTATGGAGCCTAAATCAAGGGCGCGGAAAATCATCGAGAAGATGGATGGTGGAAAACAGTGAGTCTAAAGTCTAGGCCTGTCGACCACCGCAAAACCATTACGCAATTACGGCTCGAAAAGGGTCTGTCTCAAGTCGATCTTGCCAAGTGTTTGGGGTGCCTGCAACCAATGGTCGCCAAGTGGGAGAGCGGATTAAAACCATTATCTCATGCACGGCTATTACAGATCACCAAGTTTTTTGGGATTCAAGAGGACGATTTGAAACTCGGACGTATCGACCGAAATGAGAGGTACGCGAGAAGATGAGTGATATGTACCGCGCTAATAAAAAATTTCCCATTCAGGTTACTAAATGGAAGAAGTTGTTATCTGATTTAGATGGTGTTGTGGCGGACTTCGGGAGGCAGATGGTGGCATGTGCATTGTTCCGCCGTGAGGAATCAGATGGTTATAAATATGCCATCTTCAGGGAAAGTCTTCCTAATGATCCTGAAGACCTGGAAGACCAATCAGCGGTGCAACCAAAGTCAGAATTGCTGAAGGAGTTGATTACTTTTAATCATAATTTACCACGTCAAAAATGCCAGCGTGAGATTGAATTACTGGTGGATGATAAGGTATGGAAAACATATCATTCCTGTGAAATCCATATCTCAGATGCTATCAGGGAGGTACGTGGAGAATGCGAAAGGTTGAGGCGTTTGGATGGTTATGAGCATTATCACTCGATTCATCTTGGGTGTGACTTGAAAGATGAAAGTGCCCGCTCAACACTGTCACAGGAGAAGGTGTGATGCGCAGTTTTTCGTTCGTAAAGCCAAGTTTCTGGACGGGGGAAACAGGGCATGAATTGAGGGGCAAGAAGGACGCTCAGTTGGTTGCGCTGTACCTGCTGACTGCCCCCACATCTAACATGATTGGACTCTACTATATGCCCCTTCCGACTATGGCGTATGACATTGGATGCTCCATCGAAGGGGCATCGAAGGGGCTTACGGTTTTGAAATCTATCTCCTTCTGCTCGTATAATGTGAACACTGAATGGGTTTTTGTACACCAGATGGCAAATTACCAGATCGGGGCCACTCTGCACCCTAAGGACAAGCGCAGATCACAGGTTTTAAAGCTCCTAAAAGAGGCTTGTAAATCTGGACTTTCATTGGACTTTTTCGAGAAATATGCAGTCGCTTACAACCTCCCAGATGACTGCAAAAAATGGCTTCAGGAGAAGGGGCATCGAAGGGGCATCGAAGGGGTATCCGGTTCGGCCATACAAGATATGGATATGGAACAGGATATGGATATGGAACAGGATAAAACATACTTCTGTCCGGAGACGCAAAAAGCCGCGTCATCCGGACCGCAGAAATCCGGGCAACCTGTTCTCATTTTCCAGACCGATGGAACGCAAAAAACTTGGGACCTCACTCAGAGCCAGATCGACGAGTGGAGTGGGCTATTCCCTTCTCTCAACATCCTCGATCAATGCCGTTCGGCTTTGGCTTGGGTGCAAGCATCACCGGACAGAAGAAAAACGGCACGAGGTATGAGGAAATTTCTGGTTGGGTGGTTCGGTAATTCACAAAACAGGGCTCACACAAACGGGAAAACACAACAGGCCAAGCGGGATCAGGGGATTTTCAAGGGAATTAACGATTCGCTCGACCTACTCCCAGACCCACCACCCGAAGGCGACGCAAGGCTTCCGTTCTGATTGAAGGATCACCAGATTGGCAGGAAGGCCGTTTCTGGCTCACTGGTGAAGAGTTTATGTGTTTGGCAATGGTTACGGTAGGTTAGGTTCGGAATAGGCCTCACAGGTGATTAAAGCAGGCTCTACGGGAAAGAGGGAGAATGATGCAGGAAGTTGATTGTTGGGAGAAAGTCGGGGGCTCCAAAGGGGTGGAAAAGTTCCTGGCTTCAATTGAGGCACACAAGGCTGAAATGGGGATCACTGATCCGCTTGATATTGAGCCATGTGAGTTTTCCTCACCTCAGCGTCCTCATTCGATTAAAAAATGGCCAGATGGTTCGCAATGCGATGGATATGGAACTGTATTCGCTCCCGATGGCAGGACAGTCTACTCACGGCCTTGCCCCTGCTGGCTAAAATCTAAGCAACGCAATTATGCCGACGATTACATTTCAGTGATACCGATTGAGTTTCGTAAAGTTGTCCGCCATGCTGACATGACCAAATACGCTTGCGGGAAAGCCTTTTCTGCATGGCACCCAAATAAATCACCTGGATTGTATTTGTGTGGAAATTCAGGAGTTGGTAAAACAGTAGCGGCTCACCGAGCGGCCTTAATGATGATAAATCATTACGGATTAGGAGCCTATTACATCTCTTGCAGGAATGTGGCTTCAGACTGTTCTATCTTGGCGACTGACACGTCCGAGAGATATCGCGCTGAGGAGCGTCTTACGAGACATATCCTGGCTTGCAGGGGCCGCTCAATAGTTGTCCTTGATGATCTCGGTAGGGAACGTCAATCGGATGCCACGGTGTCAAAGATGGCAGAATATATTGATGCACTATATGACCGCCGTGCTCCTGTCGTCATCACCACGAATCTGGGAGGAACTGAAATCAATACACGCTATGGGAGGGATATCACTTCTCGCTTGATTGACACCACGTGGGTTACTCCGGTTATCGTCCAAGGAGAGGATTTACGCTCCCCAAGAAATGCTCCGAAACAAGAGATTCATTTTCAGACTGAAGATGAACTATTCAAAAATGATGAAAGGGGTTTGGAATGAAAAAACGTACATATGAAAGTTTATTACTAATAATACATTATGCTTTTGGTGGGATAAGGACTATAAAGGATAATTCAAAACCCAATTCATCCAATAAAATACATTCTGAAGAGATTGAAAAGTTATTGGATGAGATGGATACTATTTTGAGAAATTCACTAATAAAGGAGAAGAATCCATGATTCTACAATTCGATGCACCAATACCGTTCAATGATCTACCAGCCGGTCATGCGTTTATTCTTAGCCGGGATGAGAGACATGTCATGAAGAAGATTATTCCAAACTCAGACAAATGTATCAACGCAACCGGAGTATTCGAAGAAGAACCATGGCTTGTGATTAGCGGTAACACGAAGGTTCATCCAGTAATAGAATATAAACCTATAGAGCAGAAAGATAATCATGACCTACGTAAATCTGAACAGGCTCACCTCGAAGCGGCTGAGAAGTTCATGAATGTCTCGCTTGGGATCGACTATGAGACACTGAGTGTGCTGAGGAGAATCTCCGAGAAACTTGACACAATTATCGAGGCGAAATGCAGTGATTGAAATC